AAGCGCGCAAGCCTGCGGCGCCATAGTGGTCAACCTAAATTTTTTGAGTGTGGCGCGCCCATTATACAGTGGCCAAGCAAACTTGTCAAGTGTATTTTCAACACAATTAGCACAACACTCAAAAAAACTCACTTGTCCAAAATTTCAAAAAGTTTTATAATTTCTTTATGAAATCAGGAAGGGGTCACACATGACAGACAGCGAATTTTTTGCCTTGGTTCAGGAGCAATGGTTTTGGGAAGTACAGGAAACAGAACTATCCAAAAAAGTTGCCCTTACCCAAGTACACAATGAAATTTTTGATCTTGAAGATGTTCCCTTTTGAGTAGTATAATATTTCTTTAAACAGCGCAGAAACCAATTGAAAGGACATATGATGACTGCAACTAACACAAACTACACACCCGAGATGACCATGGAAGTTGTTGCCAGCTACAAAGCTGGTGACACTGTGGAAATGATCGCGGAACGCACAGGTAAAAGTGTGCGAAGCATTGTTGCCAAGCTGTCACGCGAAGGCGTGTACGTGGCAAAAAGCAAAGCCAAAGGCGTTGCTGCTCCCCGCAAGGCTGAGCTGATTACCGAGATTGCTACCGCAATCGGTACTAGCGAGGAATTGATCGAGTCGCTTGAAAAAGCTACCCGCGAAGCCTTGGAACTGATCGCAAAGGCTGTTAAAGCCTGATCGGTTTAGGGTCAGAAAATTCTATCTTGAAGTTCTGACCCTTTTATTGTATAATATTTATATAAACAGTCGGGAAGGGCTTAATGAATTGGCATGAAAGTGCCGCCCGTTTGTCATCGATCTCTTTGTCTACCAACCAGTCACTGTATGTCGACACACCTGCGAAGCTAGATCAATATGGCAACGATTGTTTATTTTCTCTTGATTTTAGTCAGTTGATCGTGTTATAATATTATATAATTTAGTGAGTTGCTAGTTAACAAGAGCACTAGCGTAAAGCGTCTGAAATCATAAGCGCTTCTCTTAGATTGGGTGGAAAGCGGTCTTCAGCGCGATTGCGCTTTTGATGATACTTCCTTAATTGTGGTAAATATCCGAACCACAGCCCTTAGCCTCCATATATTAGTGACAACATTAATATATGGGTGTTATGAGTGCCACGCACATGATTTGGCTTAACAACTTAATTGCAACCGAAATCTCTAGTTGCAGCCCTCCATTTTGCTGGGTTCGTCTATCGGTTAGGACGCTGCCCTTTCAAGGCGGAAAGACGAGTTCGATTCTCGTACCCAGTACCAAACTTTTGTAGATTAGGAATTTTTTGGAGTCTATAAAATTTTGGTAGTCTGTTTTTAGTTTAGTGTTATCAGGGTATCGCTACAAGACGTTGTAGCTACGCGACAGTAAGCGTGCGAGCAACACTGTCTGATATAACCGCCATTCGCTTGTCAGTGCTAGCTACATTTTTGACAAATAGGCACGATAATGCTAAACTAAAAATAGAAGCAATCAACTTGCTTGGGTTGTGGAACCCGAAACGTTGAGGAGTTTTTGTGCGATTTGAACATCCTTAAACTAAATCACATAGCTTGACACAGCTTTACCATGTTAGTTTTAACTGTGTTCTTAGAACAGTTCGTTAATGCAAGGCTATCGATAACGGTCTGCCAGTGGCGTGTTGTGCCCCTAGCTATAGGTTAATTAGTTCCACAGTGAAAGAACACTCTAAAAATACAGCCATCATCTAAGCAAAGAGCCACGGCAGTGGTAATGTGAGTAACCAATCTCACTGGCGCACTTAGCAAAACCCCCTGCAAGGATTTACAGTCCTTGGCTTCGACCCTAGGTTGTAGCGTATGTAGACCATAGGCGGTTTGGCATTAGGTAGTCGTCAGGCTTTAAATCTCAACCTTACATGGTAGCAGAGCCTTAAAAAACTTGATCAGTTTCAAAAGCCACCCAGCCACAAGCTCGGTGGCTTTTGTTTTGCCTGAAATAAGCCACTTATAAAATTTTGCACGTGGCTGCGCCATTTTACTAGTGCCAAACTGATTTGTCAAGTGAATTTTCTTTGAAGTCTGACCCTAAGCCGCAACAAGTGTACATATCACACACGTTTCACAATTTTGTGTCGAAATTTCACCAAAATTAAAGCACGAAAAAAAGCCCACCTATTATCAAATAAGTGGGCAATTGGTCAAATTAAGTTGGATTAACTCAGTTTAGGGTCAGATTTGTTGACTAAATTTCGTTCAATCATGAGTAGCACCTGCTTGTTGACCTTTTCTAGTGATTCTAGGAGCTCAAGGTTGCAGTTGAGCAGTTGTGCAATGCGTTCAATGTGCTCGGACTTTTTCACAGGCACCTCACCACGTTTGTTCAAGTACTGCTTTTTTTGGTACACACCCAAACTTGAGAGCTTGGCGATTATGCTACGCTCTGGCACCTCGAGCTGTTGTGCAAGCTCTAAGACGGTCGCTCCCGCTTCATAGTCTTCTACTAATTTTTTGGTTGATTCTGGAGTATATTTCATGCTTATACGTTCCAAGGTAATTCATTGCTAGTATCTTCTACTTTAAGTTTTTTTGTGATTGTGGGTTTCATGTTAAAAATATCCTCTGTGATTAGTGGTGTAGGCATTTGATCCCAATTATAGGGATTTAAAACCATACTGTTTGTGCGATTACTAGGATGTGCACACCAAATTTGAGTTAACATTACTTGAGCTAAATCAGGTACTTCTTCTAGAACTGTACCCTTAGTAGACCACAATTTGTGTGTGGTCATTGGATTTCGTTTAGAACCTTCTTTTTCTCCTGACATAATAGTCAATCCTTGATTACGTGCAGCTAATAGCTCTTCTCTGGTAAATTCTTGGCGTTCTAGTGTCATTGCATCGCACAATGATTTATTTACTACCCACCTTAAGGTAGTTTTATCCCACTTGGAGTATGGAATACTTTTATATAGCTTAAAAGCATAGGGTATAAGGGGAACTAGTGAGCAATATGGCTTGCTTTCTCCCTTATACTGTGTAGATAAATACGCACTACGGGCATCTAACATTAAAAATTGATATAAACCTCTGTCCCATTCGTTGCTAAAATCAAAAATATGATTTAACATTTTTCGACCATCAATCTGACCCTCAGCTGTACAAACCTCAGCTAAAATCAGGTGTTTTTGCTGTAACCAAACTATAATCTGTGGCATTAGTGCGACTAGCACAGGTTTTAACCTGTACTTGGGAATCCATGTATCTTTGATGATTTCTTGAGTGACCTTTCGCCTGATTGCGGAAGCTTCTTCAGCGCTTAGCTGTTGCTGAGAAAATTGATCGGCAAAACTCGTTTCACTAGGAGCTTCCGAACTATTGCTGTAGTGTTGTTCTGCTTGCTCAACTTGCTGAAGGAACTTGCTCTCTAGATTCATTTCCTGCAATCGGATTTGCTCTTCTACAGCAAGCTCTACGCTTTGGTAGAGCTCTCGAAATGGTGTCTGATGTAACTGTTTTATATTAATTTTTTGTGTTAAAAAACTCATTTGGTATATACCTTGAATTGACCCTAAATTGCGGAAATCCGACTAGAGCAGGGTTACGCTAGAGTGGGACAGCTTGACCAGCCCTCTTCAGTTTAGGGTCGGGCAAAGCGAGAAAGTGCGTAGAAAACTCCAATTTACTTTAGATTACAAAAAACAAAAAAACATAGTAGTAGCCCTTTGCAACATTGTTATCAATTGTGGGAAATTTATGCATTTAACAACATTGCTCTCTGTAGCTACCTACGACGGGTACGGAGTCCCTTACGAAGTTCGCTCAGAGAGCTATTGTTAAATTAAATTTCTTTGGTTATCTGTTATAACTTTTTATATATTATAACACACGTTTTTGTATTTTGCAAGATGTATTTTTATCAATGCTCTAGATACTAGGATTGCTTTTTGCAAAAAAGTCGATTTTGTGGAATTGTTGCTGTGCGGCCAAGCTGTATTGCAGGAGTGTTAGGATTCCAAACAGCTGCAACCAGGTCAGTGGAAAACCACCCCAGTAGACTAGCAGCATCCAAGCTGGGTTTGTTAGCAGCAGGGCTATTACGATAAGCGTTAGCGCATAACGGACCAGCATGCAGGGTTTACATGGTAACATATTCAGGGACTCCATTTACAAAGTTGATTTGGGTAATACGGCGACCACCAATAGTGCTGCCTAGGCCAATGCTTAGTTGTCCTGAGTAGTTGACTACCTGACAGTTGGTGGTGTCGTTGGTGACAAGCTTGCCGCCTTTGACTACAGTGCTTAACACTGGTTGACCTTGTAGTTGCCAGTGGTTGGGTGTGACCTCTACAAATTCGTAGTTTTCACCTTGACGATTTTTCATGTGTGGGTTCCTTGGGTTCGTGAAATTTTGAGTTGACCTTGCGGTTGATACGTGCTATACTGGTACAAAAATTTTGGAGACAGCATGGCATATGGATTACAGATAAATGGTTTTGACTTTACCTATGGCGTTTATTCAGTTATACAAAAAGGCACACTATATTACACAGTTATAGTAGACAAAGCAAATCATCCAGATATTAGGGAATGGCGTACTGTTTTTGTGCCACTAGGAATTCGTGATATTAGCAAAAACGAACTCAGACCCACAGTTGTAGAAATCAATAACACCATTGTAATGACACCTCCTGCAAGTGGCGTAGAACACTTGTACTTTGTTTTAGGAAGATAGTATGGCAACACAAAGATGGGGCATTAAAACCCTGGATGATAATGGATATGTTAACCTGCACTCGGACTATAGTTCAGTTGTGTATGTGGGTGAAATGGCTCAAAGCACTGACCCAGTAAAACCCAACTACTTGGGAGATTATGCCATTGGCATACCTGAGAGCGTTAAAAACTCAAATTATCACATGGGTTATCTTATACAGTACTTGATAACTGGCATAAGCACTGATTTTTTGGTGCCCTTTTACAAACCTAATTTTAGCCTGCAACAAATTTCCATACTAGACGTAGTTAGAAAGGACAACACAACCTGGGCAGTTAACTTACTCTATAGCGGTGATATAGGCGCAGTACCCAGAGTATTTGCATTTGCTCCACTAAATGCACTGCCAATACCTGCTGCTGTAGCAGGTGAAACTGGACTACGTGTTTATGATCAGCAAGGTGGTTTAGTGTTTACTACTACCAAAAAACCACTACGAGTTGATGATGTGTTACAAATACTACACCCCAGTTCAATTAAAACCAATGGTCGTGGCGGTTGTGGTGACGATCACGGGTGTCATGTTGATTTTACACCAAACCTGAGTTCAGACTATACTGGCACAGTAACAAATACAAGCACTAAAATATATCACATTGTACCTAGTGCATATGGTGGTTTAGCCTATAGTAATAGTGGGAGCGGCACTAGAAGTTGTGGTTTTGCTGGCTGGGGTGAGCGTGAGTATGCTTGGGCATATCAAAGTTGGGCAAGTTATCGAGGTACATTGGGTCATGAGTTTGGTACACAAAAACATAAATCAGATTGGTACGGTGACTTTGCTGGAGCATATCATAGGTACCAAGAAGGTGATTGTGGAATTGGTGGTATTTTAGGTGCAATTTTAGGTGGGCTTTTAGCTGTGTTTACATTTGGTGCTAGTTTAGCACTTTTTGTAGGCGGAGCTTTAGTTGGCTGGGCAATAAGTGGAGTACCAAATGCTCCAGCATTAAAAGCATATCAAGCAGACCAAACGTTTGATACAAACAACCCAAGTAACTTAATTATTACTGATTTAAACTATTATACTAGCGAAGGTATTACTCAGCTACCACTAAGTTTTTACAATTTAATTGCTACAACCACCAGTGTAACTGAGGGCACTTCCATAACATTTGATGTAAGTGGATTTAATATTGTTAGTGGCACATACTACTGGACTATTAACAACATTGGTACCGTTAATGCAGACTTTGTTAATGCTTCAGGATTTTTTAATATTTCAGGAAACAAGGGATCATTTGCCGTTAATATCTTACAAGATAACCTTAATGAAAGTGACGAATACTTTACAGTAGAAATTCGCAGAGATAGTATTAATGGCCCAATTTTAAAAACTAGTTCAAATGTTAAAATACCTGCAAACGGTTGGATTATAACTCCTGCGGCTACAAAAATATATGAAGGTTTAACTGCAATAGTTAATGTAGATGTAGTTAATTTGGGTAGTATTAGTGGTACATACTACTGGAAAATTGAGCATATTAGTACAGCTCATTCAGACTTTACCAATAATTCAGGTACTGTTGTTATTGCAAACAGTAAAGGTAGTTTTACAATAAGTCCTATACAAGATTTTGCTAAAGAAACAGATGAAACATTTACAATATCTATTCGTAGTGGTAGTATTACTGGCCCAGTTATAACAACCAGTGATACAATTACACTTGGTGGATTCGGAGGCGATAGTTATAAATTTGCAGTATCAACAGGCAGGGCTGATGCTCAATTTTTTTATTCAGGTGGAACAACAGAATGGATACAAGAAAATATATATAATACTAATAATGGTCAAAGTTATGATAATGTTACTATTTATTATAATGGCTATGTTGGTAACTATCAAGGTGTTCCGTATAATACAACTTCACTTAATAATGGTAAAGATAATACCTATTTTCGAGGATTCCAAATGGGTGTATATACCCAAGGTGAGATAGCACCTGGTGTACTTAGAGGACTTAGTAGTTGGTCAATAGTTAGAAGTGGTGGATAATAATTAACAAGGAATTAAAGTGACAATTAAAACAGAATTTATAGTAGACTTAATAAAAAAATATGATAATTATGCAGGATTTGAAAATGTTATTGCATACATTGAAGCCCGTTGGAAAATAACAGATTCAATGTATCCAAATGGCGCTGCTTATCACGTATTTAGGTGTAAACTAGATTTAACTAATTTACAACCAGATACATATAAACCTATTAGTGAAATAACAAATGAAGAAATGGAAGTGTGGTGTACCAAAACCATATCACAAAATGAAAAGATAAATATATTAAACAATGCTATTGGCACTATTATAGAATCTCACGAAATTAACAGCATGACTGTATACTATGTAAATCCCAATCGTTAGCCGTATAAAAGCCCACAAATTTATTGTTTGTGGGCTTTTTACTTTATATTAGCTGTTGCATTTTATTGTAAATAGACTGTTGACTTGTTTGCAAGTTAATATAGCCTTTGTGTTCAAGGGCAGCAAGAATTGCAAGAAAATCTTCTAGTTCACCAACAAGCTCTTGTTTATTAGTGGTTTTCCGATCAGGGTGGTGACTATTGTCACCAAAACGATGAATTTTACTAATGGCTTGGATTACTTCAGCTGCTTCTTCCTGCAATTTGGCACCTAGTTCTCTTAACTCCACGATTGATGTACCTCATGTATGCTTTCAATACCATCATACTCATGTATGTACCAGTTTGTTCCATCAGGAATTTCTACAACTTTTAGTGATGCAAAATTACCCCAGCTTTGTTCGCCTAAAAGTTCTACTACCTGAACCAAGTCTGGATCATCACGAACAATATCGTACTGACTAATATATTCATTGTTGGGACTATAGAATTCTTGTCCAATAAAAGTGCTCTCATTGGGCACTATAACATATTCAATGTTTTTGAGTTTTAGGTAAGCTTCAAAAGCTTGTGCACTTAAACCAAAACCACCATACTCTGTGTTGATTACAATTTTCATGGTCTATGTCCTGTTGGAAAAGGCCAACTTGCCGTTGGCTTAGATTTTTTACATATCAGAGTTATCAGGCGTCGAAGCAGGTGTTTCATTGACAGTTTCCTTTTGTTTGACTGGTTTAGCAACGGGTGTCTCTGCAACTACAAGTTGTTCATAGCCATTTTCATCTACTACAATACCATACTGTTCGCCTAAGATTTCTAAGATAACTAATTCACAACCTAAACCGCAAGCAGTTGCACCCATTGTTTCTAGTGTTTCAATAAGTTGTGGACTATGACGTTCAATTTCAATATTACCACCTAAGGTAAGATAGTGTGTCATAGCAGGACCACTTAGTGAAAATGGGGCGGTTGTTTTGTTGATTACTACTTTCATGTTTTTCCTTTAGTGGGTTAGTCCCACAAGTTTTGATAATATTTTCCAAAAAGTTGGAAAGCGTTTTGTTTGCGAGCCTGGTGTGCTTTTAATCCTACTTCATCAATTTGAATTCGATTCATTTTGGATTCAAAACTTTCACCTGCGACTTCCACACCGTGATTGTAGAACTTATCTGTGCTGTTATCATCACAGTGTTGCTCAAAAGCCCAGATCATTTCATCAAGCACATATGTCCAACGATAGTGCCAGTTGTCATCAGTGTCCCAATCATTCTCGCATTTATCACGAGCACCTGGTGCTGTTGAACGCAGTGGTGCTGGCACGTCTGCATCATCTACACTAGGAGCACCATGTTGCGTTGCTTTTAGCTGACGTAACATTGGCAACACAATAAGTGCTAGTGTATGGTCTGCACTCCAAGTATCGTACTTGTCAATTTTAACATAAATTTGACGTTTGCGCTTGGACTCAATCCAATTACAAAAATTGGTTAACCAAGTGTTTGATCCATCTTTGCGTTCAGCAAGCCAAGTACCAAAATCATGTACCCAGTCCGCTTTGCTTTTAAAACCCGATTCATCTGTTTGTGGTTTAGCCCACCAACAAAGTGCATCAGCAATTTGATAAGGACCAATCCAGTTGATGTAAGGTCCAATTTTTACTTTCATTATGTATTCTCCTCTGGTCCGTAGTTGTCAAAATCTATTCGTGTTTCATTCCAGTCTATTAGACTAGTCCAGTCTAAATCAGCTACACTGGGTGCAGTAGTATTAATAGCACTCCAGTAACCTGCTGTAAATGCCTGACGCATCCAGTAGTCACGATCATCCTGTGTGGGATTATTATTCATGTTGGCAGTAAAAACTTGACTGCGATTGCTGTTTTCTAAAGGATAGTTTTCGTCATAAAACCAAGCATTAAATTTACGATTTATCATAACTTGGGTTCCTTTTGAACTGGAATTTCATGCACGGTTTTACCCTCAAGATCATAGATATTCCACTTAACTGTTTTCCAGTATTTGTGAAAAATGTTGTTTAGTGAAAGTATTAACAGTGCAAGTACAAACGCACCGCAACTAAATAAAATACTACAAACCAACCAATTAACTCCTGCATCTAGTGTCATGCTATTTCCTTTTCTTGATAATGTGTTTCACAAAGTGTACGAACCCAACCACCACTACGAGTTTCACCTGGGCTACCGCATTGTTCACAAGTCACATCACTCATAGCTTCTGCTAGTGTAACCATGCCTGTTATGCGGTCATCACCGCCGTCATAGTAAAATCGTAGCGTGCCATATTTTTCTTTGACTTGAGCGGCTACTACTTGTTGTACCAAGTCAGGTAGTTTACGAGGTTGATTGCGATCAATTTCAAATTCTACATTTTTAAGTGTTTGTTCGTCTACAACACCACCAAATGTATAATATTCAGTTAATTTAGTACGATCACCTGCTTGCGCTAGTGCTAGTGCATGGTTATAGTTTATAGCATTATTGTACTTATGCTGACGCCAGTCAATGTAATGCTGAATTTGACTGCAAAGTTGATCTAGAATATTGTACCAACCATCTCCACAGTCAAAACCCCAGCACATTGCTGTGGTTGTCATGTCTGCGTAACGGTTTGCAAAAATTTTAGGATACTTGTCACAAAGTAGTTTGTCTAGTTCGGGTTTCATGTTGTTCCAGTTATAGAATTTATACCTAAATTATTGTAGTATGTAAGTCTAGTATTAATAGTTTCCCAATTAATAATTTTCCACATATTTTTTAAATATTTAACTTTATCCCACTTGTAGTCAAGTGCCCAAGCGTGTTCCCATAAGTCAACTAAAAGAATAACATCATAGAAGGCTACTGGTAAATAGTGATTTTGAAAAATTCTAATATCACCTTCACTATCTAAGAAAACCCACCCACTGCCTTCTAGCTGTAGTGCTGTATTTTCAAACTCTGTTTGAAATTCTTCAAAAGTTTTCCACCTTTTAACAATTACTTCAGCTGAAATACCAAAAGGTTTTGCATCCAAGTATGGCTCAACAAATAAGTCATTTTGAATATCTCCAGTAATATCTGGATTAGGAGTTGGAGGCTTAAATTGTTCAAAAAACAAGTTATGTAGTGTAGCCCCAAATTTATTAAAATTTTCTCCACCTATACCATCATTATTTCTATTAACATAGCCTCTGGCAAGATTATTATAGTGATAATCAAGTGTAGCAGAACTCATAACGGGTTCTAGTGCTTGAGTTTCATAAGGCAAAACTGTTAGTGTAATTTGATCTCTCATTGATAGCCTCCACTAGCCTGTGCCATTAAGTAGTTGTATATTTCATCAACAGGCAACAGTCTTGGTATAGCATTAAAGTATTCGTTATAGCTGTCCCACCACAGTTCAGCATTAGCTTTGCCCACAAAGGCAATAACCAGTGCTTCACATCTTTGTATTTTTTGTTCTGTATTCATTATTCAACTCCAAAATGTTTCTTTAGTTGTTCGGTATCAGCATACCATCCATTGTCAATCATTTCTTCAATTTTACGAGCACATTCCTGCACAATCAACTCGGCGAGTTTTTGAGCACGTAGGGCAATCTCAGGAGCTGCATATCCTGCTTTAAGCATTAGTTCTCGAATTCGTTCGTTCATATATCATTTCCAAAGTAAGTGCTACGATTCCGTAATTGTTCATTTACACTGGATTCTTCAACTCCGAAATTTTTTAAAATCAAATCTGTGGACTTGTATGGTTCAGCACGGTCGGCAATCGCCGCACATTCCCGCACAATCAACTCGGCAAGGATTTCATCATAGATACCACGTGTTTCGCTGCATTTACGGTCAGCCTCTGCCATTAGTTCTCGAATTCGTTCGTTCATTTTAGGTTTGAGTTTGGGTGCATACGGACCTTTGCTACACACATGAGCCGCATCAAAATCTGGATAAGTGTCCCCGCAATGTGGGCAAGTAATTTGTTCATTCATACTATTTCCTTTGATTTAATTTTCATGCCAACCCAAGTTCCACAAAATGCACCCATCATGGCAGGAATCAGCAACCAGTGGTTGGTAGTATAGCTGATAACAGCAAGACTGCCCAGCAAGTAACAAGGCATTGCCCAAAAACTAGCACCTAGTGCTTCACCATTACCTACACAACGTAGATAATAAGTGTACACTACATCAAGTGCAAACACAGCGCAAAAAGTTACAATAAAGTCAATCATTAGTATGCTCCTTCATGATTATCAATAGCAGTAGACATATAAGGTTTATAACTTTCAACAACTTTTAACACATCTGCTTCAGTTCCGTGCTTTTCAGCACTACGAAGTGCCCGATACAAGTCATGAATCAAGCCATGATACTCTAGGGCATTAAGATAAATTCGCGCTTCGTCATTAGTTTCACAATTAATGGTAAGTGTAATCATAATTAAGTCCTCGCATACTTGTTGAGTTGTTTAAGCATATTAAGATCGGTAACAGGCTGATAGTTACTTTTAGCCATAGGCACAATACAATGTTTATATGCTCTGGCACGAAGCTCACCACAGTCTAAGCAAAAGTGAAAGCCTAATGCCCAGCGTGCTGGCGCTACTACCTGTCCACAACTGACGCAATGTTTTTTCATAATTTTCTCCGTTAAAGAAATATTATATAACAAAACTATTGCAAAATCAAGTGTCAATCATCAGACTTTGTTTTCTTTATCTTGTCAGTTAGTATAGTTAGACTACGTTGATAAGCACCTACAAGTGCTTTTTGACCTACTAGCCATTCTGGTTTAAGCATTAATATATCTATTTCGTCTTCACTTACTAAAATAGGTTTAAGTGTATTATCAAACCAGCGTATTTTAAAACACTCTACTTTAATAAGTCTAGACCCTAAACTGGAGCCAGGGGGCGGTTTTAATTCTATACCAATAACACCGTTTCGTTCAGCACTTTCTATTATTTCAAGTGGTAAATCGAGCACAGTTATTGGTTCAAAATCTTTTGTGTAAATAATAATATTCATAATTTTGATGGGTATAAACTAGCAGAAATTTTTCTATGTGGTTATTCTACCACACAACAAAAAAGCCAGCAAGCACAAATTCTGTGGACCTGCTGGCTTTGACTATAGCTGACTTTTGCCGTTGGAATCAATTTATATGCACACACTCACCAGGAGTACAAATTGTACATACTGGATTAAAATTTTGCATTTTTTTATTGCTTACCGACCATCTACCATCGCCTAAATCTTCCCAATATAGGGTATCCCCCGCTACCCAGCCTAATTCTGTGAGTATTTCAGGGGCAATATCAAAATATAGTCCACTGTCATCTTCTTTGACCACTACCAGTTGTTTAAATTCTTTTGTTACCATGATGCCTCCCCAGGTATTGTTTTACGAAATTGAACCCATCCACGCAAATTGCCTGACCATAGGTCACCGTTGGCATTAACGTGCGTAACTCCAGCTTGCCAAGTTTCAGGATCAAAGCAGTCCATTAGCTCCAAGCTCATTGGCGTAGCCTGATGTTCAACTGGACTAGCATGGCAAGGCTCAGATTCAATTAGTTGAGCAAATATCTTTTTGGCTTTTTCAACTGAGTAATCACTACGGCGATAGCTAACTTGTGCACAGCAGCTTGCACTTACTACTCTGGCTTCTAGGGCAGTTAGTGTTTCACCAGTTTGATCAAAATACTCAAGCCTATCGCGACTATTTCGCTTAGTGGTTATATAGGGCAAATGCCACTCACCTGGGTGCAACAGTTGTGGCACACTGTTAATGTAGGTTTCTTTCATTTTGCTTGCCAGCAACTGTATTTCAGGTTGTGCATCTGGATGTGCACGCAAGTAGAAAAAGTTATTCCACTCAGTTCCTGATATAACAGTTTTCATTGTCATCCAAGGTTCTGTAATACGATTAACTATCTGTTTGTGTACATCTAGTTCTGCAAGTTGCTGAGAGTAGTCTATGGCAGTATCCATAGCTTGTTCCCAGATTAACATAGCTTCCACAGTATCTGTAGCATCAATCTGTTCTCGGGCTTTCATGCCTGATTGATTTTTGCCCCAACTTACTGGTTGTGCAGGATTTTGTCTGATATGAGTGTGCATTGTTTGCACAGGAATAGCACGACTACTTGCACTATTTTTACTTAACATTCTGTGAGTGTTAAGTTCTGCTAAAATAAATCTTGGATACTCTATTTCCATAGTAACCATTCGATTGCCTGACATATTTACGGAATCAGCAATAATTTTAGCTGTAATCAATTCTTCTGGTGTTTTCATGCTACCCTAACTATAGTGGTTGTTAAATCAAGCCATACTCCTAGGCGGTCGGCTATGAGTACATCAATATCACGAACACTTGTGTATCTGTGAGATTCAGCATCAATAAAGTCTTTGCCCATAAACCAGTCGTTTACGGCTGCAGATTTAGTTGCATACTGTCTGCCGTATGCTGGCAACAAGATTCTGCGTTTCATAGTTATCCTTTGTGTTAAAATAATATTATACAATATTTTGAGTGTTTGTTCAAGTGTAAAATAAGTGATTGCCAATCGCAGCAACTTTAGTTTTGGTTTTAGCCCAACTGGGTTTTACAGTGCGATTGTGAAAGTATTTTGCATTAAAGTTGGGCAGTCTTAGTTCACCACCAAGTACTGCACGCGCAATAATTAAAGAATTTTTCCATTGCGTATAGTTTTTGTTACCGTTGGTATAGTCTTGGGTCCAAGAAAATTGACCTTTACTGTAGATTATACCACAAATTGTATTTTCAAATTTCCTACTGTGCAACCTATTAACAACCACTTGTGCAACTGCAATTTGCCCATGCCAAGGTTCTCCACGAGATTCCATGTAGATATTTAGTGCCAAGCACTCTACGTCGCTTTTGTTGAATTTTGTGTCTTTGATGGCGGGTGGGCGTCCTGCATTAGAAACATTGAATGTAAAAAACAGTCCTAGGGCTAGCAGTGACAGTTTAAGTTTGGTTATATGGTACATTGAGCTGCCTTTGTAGGTTACCAATAACAACATTGTTTTGTTCTAACTGTTGGCATAATGCAATTAAACTTCTAGCTGCTTGTAGGTTTAGGGCAGTAGGTGGAGTATTAACTTGATATTCTTGACCTTCTGCATTTGTGGCTGTGTAGCTATCTCCATGCTGCAATCGTTGAAGTAGTATGTTAAGATCCATGATTTATTTAGTGTATAGTTAAATGAACACAAATTATAAACCATTGTTGTTGACTTGTCAAGTGAAAAATTTTTACATCAAATTTACTGGTATAAAAAATTTCAATATTGACTAGGCCAAGGTAAAATGATATAATTGTGATTCATAAAATTTTAGGGCACAAACAATGACATTTAGTGAATTTATAAACAAATGCTCTTATAGTGATTATATTAACTACTGCAACAAACATAGTTTACAGCCTATTTTTGATATGCGATTGGAAGTGCCTAAAAAATTATGTTGGTTAGTAGAACCCAAAGAACAAACAACTATAAATCAAAACAAAAGAAAACACAATGAACACATTAATTAAAGATATACAACAGTTCATGGAACACAAAACAATGTTTGGTGATATTCCAGCAGAAATTAAACCTACAGGCACAGCACTAAAATTTGATCAAGATAAATTGCCACTGCACTTGTTAAGCACAGAAGCAATGAATCAAACAGCTGCAGTTCTTGCCTTTGGCGCACAAAAATATTCTGAACACAACTGGCGCAATGGTTTTACATGGAGCCGACCCTTAGCTGCAGCAATGCGGCATATTACAGCTTTTAACGATGGTGAAGACCGTGACCCTGAATCAGGACTGTCTCACTTAGCTCATGCAGCTTGCTGCATTATGTTTCTTTTAGAGTTTGAAAAAACTCACCCTGAATTAGATGACCGATATAAACCAACCTTACCTGCTCTTAGCAAAACACCTGAATCGTTCGAGAAAAATCCTTACACAGGTCTGTGAAGAATTAGACATTGACCCACTAGATATTGATGACGAAGTACTAGAACAACATATTCAAGAGTGTTGTAATTGCGGCATCTGGGGTACAAATCACAAACGAGACCTAGACGATTTTCCAATCTGTGATCTTTGTTTTAGACTAACAGGTGCATAAAATTAATCTTGATTTACAAAGTTTTTTTGATTATAATATATGGTTAAACTTATTATAAAAGGCTAAAAATGTTTGACCAAAATGTACATCGTGTGGGATTTGCTTGTAAAATACAAACAAGCCATGATAAAGCTGATCCAAAATTAAATACTAAATCAACTACTATTAGTTACTTAGCACGTCAAACACAAGCTAATGCCTATGGCAAATTGTGGGACTTGCTAGAACACAACATGACTACAATTCAAGCTCAACTTGTGTACCTAAGTAAACTTCCAAATAATCAACGTATGTTTAGGCTTACATCAGATGTATTGCCTGCGTACACGCATGAAGACTGGATGCCTTTTTACTTTCAAGCAGACGTTGTTGCCTACTTAGAAAAACATTTAAGTAAGATTGGTGAATATGCGCGTGCAAACGATATTAGACTATCATTTCACCCAGGTCAATACTGTGTGCTTGCATCAGAAAATCCTGGGGTAATTGAAAATTCAATCACAGAGTTTGAGTATCATGCTGACCTTATTCGCTACATGGGATATGGTCGTACATTTCAAGACTTTAAGTGCAATGTACACGTAGGTGGTAAACTAGGTCCACAAGGTATTGTTGCAGCACTCAAGCGATTGAGTCCTGAAGCACGTAATACTTTAACTATTGAAAATGCTGAGTTTACATGGGGCATTGATGCCAGTCTAGAGCTAGTAGAACACTGTGCCTTAGTACTTGACATTCACCATCACTGGATTCACTCAGGTGAGTATATTCAACCAACTGATAGTCGTTTTAAACGTGTGTGTGACTCATGGCGTGGTGTTCGTCCTGTGATACACCTATCAACTAGCCGTGAAGATGTAATTGTAGATCATGACCCTAGTGTTCGACCAGATCTAGCACAACTAAAAGCCATGGGTTTTACAAGTGCTAAACTTCGTGCACACAGCGACTACTGCTGGAATCAAGCAGTAAATAATTGGGCCTTGACATTTAGTACATATGCTGATATAATGGTTGAAGCAAAACAAAAAAATCTTGCAAGCAAACAATTGTTAGAACAAAATGTCCAATAAAATTTTATTAAACAGACAGCAAGCAGAAAAATTTATAGAAGTTTATAAATTTTTCAAAGACACAGAAGCGTTTTACTTAGATGTAAAAGACGATGGAGAAGTAATGGTAACTTTTAGTTTAGCTGATAGCAACACTAACAAGTTAAACTTTAAACCTGCAGAATATGGGCGTGTGGTGTAATTGGTAGCCACGCTGGTCTTAGAAGCCAGTGCGTAAGCGTGTCAGTTCGAGTCTGACCATGCCCACCAAATTTTAATTTAAAGGAGTAAGCCAATGGCTACAAATCCGCAACAAGTAACACTAGTTCCTCAGCCTGAGCAGTTTATAAATGACGAGACTCAAGGTGAGGTTATTAATCCACAAACAGGCATTGATGTAAGCGATGTATATCCAGGTAGCTTTGAACAAATGCCACTACAACAACGATATACTGGTAACGCTACATTTGAAGGCGACATGGGAAGATTGAGTCGTTAATATGCCTTGTATAAAATGTTCTAATGGTAAATACAAATATGGTGCACATGGTAACTGTGTTTTTGATACCTTAGAAGCCTGTCACGCAGCTGCTGCTGCAATTCATATAGAGGATAAAATGGATAATAAAATGCCCAAAAAACCAAAACCAATGGCAATTGCCAAACCCAGTGGTCCGCACCTACCTGGACCTAGTCAAGTGGGTGATTCACCTGTTGGTATGCCTGTGCCTTATAAACCCACACAAACAGAAGGGTATCACGATCCTAGCTGTATGTGTGCTAGTTGTCAAATGGCATACCCAATGGGAAGAATGTAATTTTTAACTAAAGTAAATATACTTTAGTTTTTTGAGCCCATAGCCGAAAGGTATGGGCATTTATTTGTTTCTCGCTTAATAGGAGATAATATGAGAAATTTAGAAAACCTTTTTGGTTTTACTGGAGTTGATAAACACTTTGTAGGTTTTGATACTATTGCTGATCGTTTTGCTAAAATCAATGCCGAACTTGCAAAAAATACCAGTTACCCACCCTATAATATTTGTAAGACGGGTGATACTAGTTATTTGATTGAAATGGCTGTTGCTGGTTTTAGTAAAAGTGAAATTGATATTGAAATTACTGAAGGTAAACTAGTTATCAAAGGTAACATAGATAGTGAAAAGTATTCTGAAAAAGAATACCTATTCAAGGGATTAGCTAACAGATCATTTACTAGAACTTTTGTACTAGAAGATGAAATTGAAATTAAAGGCGCAACTTTAGTAGATGGTATTCTTTCAATTGAATTAGAAAGAATTGTTCCAGATACAAAGAAACCAACAAAAATTACTGTAAAGTAATATAAGGTAAAAGTGGCTTAAATTTATTTAAGCCACCATACATAATAAAATTAATTTAGTTTTATTATCTATGCGAGGGTGGTGGAATGGTATACACAGCAGATTTAAAATCTGCCGCCGTAAGGCGTACGGGTTCGAGTCCCGTCTCTCGTACCAAATGTTGGGGGTTAGTTAAATGGTATAACCACGGATTTTGATTCCGTTATTACAAGTTCGATTCTTGTACCCTCTGCCAAACCAAGTAAAATCATGCGTAAACTTAATATAGAAGAAGTAAAAGAGTACATAAGCAATAGTTCTCCTGAAAGTAAGATTTATTTAGGAGTTGATAGTGAACGTGTAAACGTACAGGGTAAATGGTATGCAGACTATACATTGGCAATTGTAATACACATTGATGGAAAACATGGATGTAAAATTTTTGGTGAAGTTGAACGAGAGCGAGACTGGGATCAAAAAGCCAATAAACCTTCAATGAGATTAATGCAAGAAGTATATAAAGTAAGCGAATTATTTCAAAAATTAAGCAGTGTACTAGAAGACAAACACGTTGAAGTACACTTGGATATTAATCCACAAGAACGATATAAATCTTCGGCTGTAGTACAACAAGCTGTAGGTTATATAAAAGGTACTTGTAATATACAAGCACAAATAAAACCAAGGGCATTTGCTGCAAGTTATGCAGCAGATAGATTAAAATTTATATTAAGTAAACAAAAATGACTGACAGATTTGACCTAGAACAAGATATTATGAAATGCTGGAATGTTGTAGAAGATATTAAAAATCTTTATGATGTTAGTGACAGTTTAACTGAAGATCAGTTACAAAATTATTTACTTGGCTTGACTGCCATTTATGAAGTAAAATTTAATAAATTATGGGAATCATTTGAATATTGTATAAACAATAAACAAATATAAATGCAGAGCAATCTGCTTTCATCAATAACAAAAGAAGGAAATATTATGCAAGGATTTAATAACCAAGGAGTTCCTGATTACATGAATCAAACTCCAAATGCACGTATGCAACAAGTACCAGAAACTGATGATTTGCCTATGCTAACACCAGTACAAGGAGTTAACGACAATGCAAACAGCAATCATCAAGGTGATTTAGGTGGCGCTGTAATGAGCACGCAAACTATTAGTGAACCAGCAGAAACAAGTAAACTTGACACAAAAGCATAATTTATAAAGGCGGAGCCAGTTGGACGGGCACTGGATTGCAAATCCATGGAAGCAGGTTCGATTCCTGTCGCCTTTTCCAAAAACTTGAAAAGTATAACATGAAAAAACTAATTGTAGCAAGTTTAGTAGCATTGACTATTTGCACGGCAAACTCAGAAGCGTTTACTGCAGCAAAACCAATTCTTTGCGGTGAAACACAAGAAGTACTAGAATCCTTAAAAGATTTTAAGGAAACTATTGTGTATGCGGGCATTAATGGGGACAATCACTTAATAAGTGTATGGATTAATCCTTCTGCACAAACTGCTACAATTACTGAATCTAATAATCAAATAACTTGCATACTAACAATAATCAATAATTTAAAATACAAAGAAATTTTTTAAGGAACCAAAATGAAAATCGCAGTTTGCTCAGACTTGCACTTAGAGTTTGATACATTAACACTAAAAAATACTGAAAACGCACAAGTTTTAATCTTGGGCGGAGATATTTGCGTGGCTCGTGATTTACTGGACAAAGATAGCGTAGAAATATTTGACAGATTTGATCGTAGCGGTGGACTACACGAATTCTTCCAAATGTGCTGCCGTAACTTTAGTCACGTTGTGTATGTTGCTGGTAATCACGAGCACTACAACGGCGACTATGCCAAAACTTTTACAATTCTGCGTGATAGACTAGCGTACTTGCCCAACCTACACATCTTAGACAAACAAACATTTGTATTAGATGACGTTACCTTTATTGGCGGCACGCTGTGGACTGACATGAATAACGAAGACAGCATGACCTTACGTCATATCAAAGGCATGATGAATGATTTTCGTTGTGTCAATAATAGTAATAGTATAGTCAATTTCAAGACGTTTGATGAAAATGGTAATGCTGAATTCAAAACACGTGTTGCTAAATTTTTACCAGAAGATGCTGTTGCAGACCACAAACTAATGATGAGTTATGTTGCTGAAGTTATTTCAGGCAAATTTGACAAAAAGTTTGTGGTTGTTGGGCATCATGCTCCTAGTAAGGCATCAACTCATCCTCGCTATAAGTATGAAGAATTAATGAATGGTGCTTATAGCAGCGATCTAGATGACTTTATAATCGATCATCCACAAATCAAATTGTGGACTCATGGTCACACTCATGAAGACTTTGACTATCAAGTTGGCTCAACCAGAGTAGTTTGCAATCCACGTGGTTACGCAAACTATGAAGATCGTGCTGACAAGTTTCAGTTAAAGTTTGTAGAAGTATAATTTATTGTTGTATGAAGCAACGAGAACCGTGTCTTGGACGGGGGTGCGAATCCCCCCACCTCCACCATAAGGATTTTTATGTTTGATGAATGGCATTGGGTTTATCTATGGGGCATATTAATTTGGATAAATTATATGTTCTGTCTCATAAAAAGTCTTTATGATGGGGGTGACTAGTTTCGACAGGGCAAGTAGTAGCAGAGTGGACAACACATCAGAGCAGATGTTAAAACTAAACAAAAGTAAACGCAAACGACTCACAGTTCGCATTAGCAGCTTAAACACTGCTTAGGGTTTTTGGTAGGTTTCCTCGTAACAGAATAACCTACCGCTTTACTAACGGATAAATAATTATGGCAAATAAAAACACAAGCCTTTTTGACCCTAAACTGCTAGATCTTGAAGGTGGTACAAATCACTTTTGCAAATCAGCTGCAAAATTGTATGAATTTTACCTAAGTGGTGACATTGGTTCACCTGAAGAATATATTGAATGGTTTGATGTTATTCGTAATGCCACATCCAGTGATACTATTCGCATCTACATTAACAGTGCAGGCGGAGATCTTTATACAACTCTACAATTTTTGCGTGTAATGGGCGAAACTCAAGCCGAAATAATTACCAGTGTAGAAGGCGCTTGCATGAGTGCTGCTACTATGATATTTTTAAGCGGACACGTTCATGAAGTAACACCGCACTCACTATTTATGTTTCACAACTACAGTGCAGGAACATTTGGCAAAGGCGGAGAAATGTATGACCAAGTACAATTTGAACGCCGTTGGTCAGAAAACTTTATGGTAGAAGTGTACAAAGATTTTCTAACTGAAGACGAAATCAAATCTATGTTGAACAACAAAGACATTTGGTTAAGTTCTGAGGAAGTAATAAGCCGACTAGAAGTAATCTACAAAAAACTAGAAGCTAAAAGAAATGATGTTGTGGCGTCTGTGGACTAAGGCCTTAGGTGACAAATCAGGCAGTACAAATCGTGAAGCAGATTATATTGCACTAATTCGTACTGCAATAGTATTGCTTAGTATAATAGCTAACATAGTTATTATACTAGGCGTAATCAGACATTGGTGAACACATGGCTATTAGTTTTAAAAGTATAAAATCAACCAACTTAGGTATGTTGGATAAAATCACAACAGGCAAACTACAAGGTTGCCGAGTGTGTGATGTTATACCAGATCACTATGAATACCTAATCTGGGCAGAAAAATCTGGATTACTAAAGTTTAATACAGAAACAACAAAGTTTATACAGCAACAGGCAGGTTATGTTGAAAAACAACGTCACTATGACGAAGAAGTCAAGCCTTGGCTAGACGAAGACATTCCATTTTAATTATCATCCCTATCATCTAGCGGCCAAGGATAGCAGGTTTTCAGCCTGTTCACGTGGGTTCGAATCCCGCTAGGGATGCCAAAATTTGCGGGTAAGCCTAAGGTAGGACGCCAGCCTTCCAAGCTGCGCTGAGTGGAGTTCGATTCTCCCTACCCGCTCCACTTAAGGATATGCTATGAAAAAAGAAATTGCTGATTATATTAATGCGGTAGATAGTTTTATTAAAAGCATTAAAATAAAAACAGGTGATAGTGTTAGTTGGTCTAGCAGCGGAGGTTCTGCGCGTGGCAAAATAACAAAAATAATTACCAGTGGCAGTGAAAATATTCCTGGCAGTAGTTTTAAAATTACAGGTACTCCTGAAGACCCAGGTGCTCTTATTCGTGTATACAGACCTGATGCTGATGGCAAGTATAAACCCACAGATACTATTGTTGGACACAAAGTCAGCAGTCTTAATAAAATTGCAGACTTATAGTCAGTTCCTATGTGACTTTAAAAAAGGCCGCGACAACGCCAACGGTTTAGCGTAAGGTAACAGTTGGATTTGCATCCTTAGCTCAGCGGTAGAGCAGTGCTTTTACACGGCAAAGGTCGGCGGTTCGAACCCGTCAGGATGTACCAAGATAGCCTATCAGATAGAACAGAAGATAAAACACATGAATTTTTTAGGAATACATACTGGTACACATGATTCTAATTTTACCTTTACAAGCGGTAAAAATATAAGGTATTTTAAATCTGAAAGATTTAAACAGATAAAACATCACGCTTACTACGGTATTACTACTGAATTACTAAATGATTTAAAAAATTTTGGTATAGATATAAACAAACTAGACGCTGTAGCAATATCAGGTCAGTTTAATTTGACAGATGCCGAAGAAAAACAATATCACTTATTAAAACAAACAGTATTTAACTGCGCTACTTACAGCGTAAATCACCATTATAGTCACGCATTAAGTTGTTTTCCTTTAGAAAATTATAATTTAGTTACTAAAAAATTTGTATTAGATGGAGCTGGTGTAAGCTCCTCTTCTGAAAAGCAGGATTACGAAACTATTTCAGTTTTTGATAATCAGGGAATTGTATTAAAAAAATATAGATTACCAGAAGTAATGTCTTTAGGTAGGGCGCTTAGAATTCTTGGGCAACATTGGAATCTAGAGGGCCATAGAACCGACCATGCGGGCAAGTTAATGGCATATCAGTCATATGGAAAAATTGACCTCTGTCTTATAAAGCAACTTGAAAATCTAAATATAACACAAATAGAAAAATTATTTTCAAATCCCCCAACAGAACCCTGTCACGATTGGTTAAGAAATAGGCATTTTATTAGTGAAAAAATAATTAATGACTTTTTTAAGTATTTAGCTTTAAATAGTGAATATATTTCTTACTCAGGTGGAGTAGCACATAATATACTAATTAACTCTCAGTTAAAACAGTGGAATAATAATATTGTTATTCCACCTCATTGTGGAGACGACGGAATATCATTAGGTCTAGTAGAGTTACTAAGACAAATATATCAACAAGAACCTTTTATTAATACTGGATTTCCTTACTGGCAACAAGATGAAGTTAAAGAGCTGCCATCAAAAACAGTAATTAAAAAAGCAGCAGAAATGATTGCTAATGGTAAAATAATTGGTTGGTGCCAGGGTAAAGGTGAAATAGGTGCAAGAGCTTTAGGCAATCGCTCTATATTAATGAGAGCAGATCTGGTAGATGGAAAAGACATAATAAATACTAAAGTAAAACATCGAGAACACTATAGGCCTTTTGGGTGCAGCATTCTATTAGAAGATACAAATAAACACATGGACTGTAATTTTTATAGCCCATATATGTTATACAGTGTTAATGTATCTGATTCATCTCTTAAATCTATAACTCACGTAGACGGAACCACTAGGCCTCAAACAGTAGTAGATGGGTTGTTTTCAGAACTATTACTTGAAGTAAAAAAATTAACAGGTTCTTCTATAGTTTTAAATACTTCACTAAATGTTAATGGATTTCCAATAGCTACACCAGAATATGCTATAAATCTTAAACATAAACTAGATGGATTATTTATAGGCAATAGTTATATTTAATTAAGTACTAATATATGGCTTTAAAGTGTTCACGGACGCACGCCACACTGTCACTGTGGAAGAGTGGGGATCGTTACCCCCTAAAGCCGCCAATATCTCTCTAAAGTGTTATCAGGTTGCATCCGCGGTTTGGGGCCGTGTGGTCTTGGTTCAAATCCAAGTAGGGAGACCAGTTTGTTTTGGCGTGGCCATGTTGTAATGGTAGCAACCTAGACTGTGACTCTGGTAGTATGGGTTCGAAACCCATTGGTCACCCCAAAGCAAATTAAGTCTCGTAAGTGTTATGGTAGCACATTAGTCTCCAAAACTAAGGGCGGCGGTTCGACTCCGTCACGGGATACCAAATTTAAACTTGAAGTTTTTTTAAAAAAATTTTATAATATATTCTTTAAGGAAAAATATGGCTAAAGCATATACAAAAGAATTTTTAGTTGACGCTTTCTTGTCTAGATATGTGTGTTTGGGATCGGTTGTGCTTGCTTCAATGCGAGTAATGGCTGAAAACCACTACGATAGTGTAGGCAAAGAAAAGTTTCGCACAAGTGCTTCGCTAGATGCAGAAGCAATTAAAAAGTATGTCGCAGAGTATGGAAGTGGTCTATCCGTCTAGTCTCATAAGCTAGAAATCGCAGGTTCGAATCCTGCCTCTGCTACCAAATTGGAGAATGAGAAGCATTGGCGACTTCAGCAGACTGTAAATCTGTAGCCCCCAGGGGCAACGGGGTTCGAATCCCTGATTCTCCACCAAGTATATCTCGCCTTAGTATAATGGATAATACATTAGGCTTCTACCCTACGAATGTGGGTTCGATTCCTGCAGGCGAGACCAATAATATATGAATAATGAAAATTTAGTTTATCGCCTAAGAAAACGTGCTGAAATTCGCAGGCAAATACCAACACGAAAATCTGTGCAAGAAAATGCACCTGATAGAATTGCAGACTTGTTAGAAGAAGCTGCTAATATAATAGAATTGTTGGAGAGTGGGCAGGATGGTAATGCAACAGATTGCTAATCTGTCATCCAGAAATGGGTGAGTGGGTTCGACTCCCACACTCTCCGCCAATTATTGCCACGTAGCTCAGAGGCAGAGCAATCGGTTGATAACCGATAGGCCGACATTTCGAAATTGTCCGTGGCAACCAAACGCGCGCTGATAGCTCAGTTGGTCAGAGCAGGCGACTCATAATCGCTTGGTCGGGGGTTCAAGTCCCTCTCGGCGTACCACTCAACCCAGCTACCTAGCTGGGTTTTTTGATTCAAAAAAATAATCTTGAACTTTTATGCTAATTTTAGTATAATATAATCTTTCCATAACCAACCAACCAAAGGAAACAAATGAAATACTATTTCGGACAAGTAGACAGTGATGATGTAGACAATTACGGAGACGAAGGTCTTTTTGAGTATGCTGGTGACCAGTACTACAGTTCAGTTGAATTTAATGGAGAAGATGACTTTGTTATTTCTGATTCAGTGGGTCGTAGCATCCCTATGTCAGTTAATCACATTGGTTTACTTATTCAAGTTTTAGAAGGAATAAGAGATTCAATTGAAACCATTGAAAATGGTAAAGCAGAACAAGAAGCAGTCGAAGACGAAGACAATATTACTGTATTTGAGTGGTAATCCCTAGTGAAAAAAACAGTTACAGAAACAAAAGTAAATACTCAATATCAGCCAACTAGACTAAATAAGTTGAAAAAGCTTCTTGAAGATAATCCTAATAATAAACAACTTCAAGAAGCTGTAACTAAAATTGCAACAACTTTGCCTGAGGGCAAGGTTGATTTTAGTATTGCGGCTCGTGTAAATTGGAAACCTTAATGACTATATTTGAATGGTATTTATTAATTGCCTTAACAACTTCGATTTATAGTATGTTTGATGTGTATATTCCAGTAATGCAAACAGCTAAAAGTAATTCAGTAAATAATGTGTTAACCAATAACTTTTTTCTGAGTTGTTTTATATTTTTTTGCATTACCATGATTATTACACCTTTTATTATTGCTCCACTGTTAATTCCTAGTATGAACGCTAGGTTTCGTGAGAGTTTGTTAAACAACATAAGCCAAGAGTAAAAATTTAAATTTGAATATTGTGTTATTGTATTGTATAATATATCTTTATTCAAAGGAAAACATCAATGAAAATTAAAGAATTTACTTATACCAAGCCAAATGGCGATGTATCTCAACGTACTATAGTAGAGTTGGTCACTCCTACTGAACACATTGAAGGTATTGATATTAGTGAATTGAGCATGGACTCTTACGCAGAGTTTGTTCAACAACTGAGTGAACTTGAAAAAGAAATCTATAACAAGCGTACAGAGTTGTACAATCAATTTGACCTCAAACATAATTACAGAAGGTTTGTACCTAGTCGTATGACCAATGTAGTAACCGACTACGAATAAGGAAATAAAATGGCATCAGCATGGACCGATGAATTGAAAGCGTCTGTTATTGAAAAATACGAGGGCGCAGAACCAACACCAGAAACATCAACAGAAATTATCAAAGATATTGCAGAAGAAATCGAAATGTCTCCTAACGGAGTTCGTATGGTTCTTGTGCAAGCAGGTGTTTATGTTAAAAAAGAAGCAGGTACTTCTAGTACTAAAACATCAACAAAGAAAGACGGCGACAAGCCAGCTCGTGTTAGCAAAGAAGATTCAATTGCAGCATTGCGTACAGCATTGATTGACGCTAACAAACCCGTTGATGAAGATATTTTGTCTAAATTAACAGGTAAAGCAGCAGTTTACTTTTTAAGCGTACTCTAATTATTTAAGGCGGCTTTGTGCCGCCTTTTTTATTTCAAGGACTAAAATGGCAACTAAAAAACGAAGCGAATTAGAACAAGAATTGATGACTGACGCTAATATTTTGCGAGTTATTGGATTGCTTGAGCCTAAAGATACTGCTACAAAACCTATTACTAAAAAAGATGCTTGCCAAATTTTAGGCATGGCATATAATACTACACGTCTTGCTACAATTATAGAAGAATTTAAACAAAAACGTGAACGTGATCAAAAACGCAGAGCAGAACTGCGGGGTAAACCAGCCACTAAAGACGAAATTTGCTATATTATTCAAGAGTATTTAGAAGGTAAACCAATTGACTCTATTTCAAAGTCAACTTATCGTGGTACAACATTTATTAAATCAATTTTAGAAGATCACGCTGTACCAATTCGTGTGCCTGGGCATACTTACTTTAACCCTCAACTGATTCCAGATGGAGCTGTTCGTGACAGATTTCAAATTGGTGAAGTAGTTTATTCAGCACGATATGATTCTACTGCTCGTATTGATGCAGAACAAAAAACCGATAAACATGGGTATGTTTATCGTGTATGGCTGCTTGCTGACAACTGGAAACAAAGTGCCTATCAAGAAGCCACAGAACTTGCCTCGCTGCAACATTTGCGTGAAATTGGAGTACGTATATAATGGATGAAAATATTCACTATAACAAAACCATTGATGAAAACATGGACAAAGGCTTTCAGGTTCGATTAGTAGTCAATGAATTTAAAAACGTAGAATATATTCAGCTACGCAAGTATTTTTTAACCTATGAGGGTGATTGGCAAGCTAGTCGTGAAGGTATTTCAATCCCAGCAACTATTGAGAACATCTATGGATTATTAGACGGCCTTCTTGACATCTGCGCCAAAGCAGAAGGCGATGATATTATCAGACACTATGCTGCTAAAATATTGATTGAAGAAAATTAAACTTGTTTTGTTTATTTAATAATGGTATAATATTCTTTTAAAGAAAGGAATAATCATGAAACCAACAATAGCAGTTTTTATTCACGATCCTTGGTGCGAGACCGATTGCGGCTTAGCAATGGCAGATTATTTTAAAAAGTATTTTACTGTAAAAATCATAGACTTAGATCACATAAACTCAGAGTTTCTAAACACAGTAGATGTGTTAGCACTTCCTGGTGGCATGGGTGATGCGGATGATTTTCACAATGTTTTTAGTTCTGCACAAATTAAAACTGTGCAAGACTGGGTATCTAATGGCGGTAAATACTTAGGCATTTGCATGGGTGCTTACTGGGCTGGCCCAAACTACTTTAATTTGGTTGTAGATTTAGAGGTTGAGCAGTATATTGCACAACCAACCGCAGATATTACAACTGATGAACCAACATTTGCTAACATAACTTGGAATAATGTTCCATACAATATGTACTTCTATGATGGTTGTGCTATTTTAGGTAATGATATGGAAGTTGTAGCTGAGTATGCAAATGGTGATGCTATGGCTGCTATTCAGGAAAATGTAGGCATGATAGGTTGTCATCCTGAAAGTGCAGAGTGGTGGTTTACTAGTGTTGATATGGATGCCTCACTGTTTGACCCACAACATGGTGAATTAATGTGTAATTTTGTACAAAGGTTAATAAACAAATGACCAAGATTGAACAGTTTTTAGATTCCGCTTCAAAAGCTTATTATGCTGGTAGTCCTATTATTAGTGATGAACAGTTTGATAAGTTAGCGGATTCTATTGGCTATAATAAAGTAGGCTCAAAGCAGCATGAAAACAAGGAAAAACACTTATACCCAATGTACAGTCTTCAAAAATACTACGAAGACGAGGGAGTAAAACCGCTTGAAGGCATCAAAGATTTATCTTATAGTGTTAAACTTGATGGTGCTGCGGTTAGTTTACTTTACATAGATGGGCATTTAACCCGAGCACTAACTCGTGGCGATGGCACAGAAGGTCAGCTTATCACAGATAAGCTATTAGCCACTAAATTAGTGCCACTTGAAATCCCCTATAAGGGAGTAATCCAAATTACTGGAGAAATAGTAGCACCGATTAATATTGAAAATAGTCGTAACTATGCTGCTGGTTCACTAAATTTAAAAGATTTAAACGAATTTAAAACTCGTGCTCTTAGCTTTTTTGCCTATGGTGTTCAACCATGCCTACGCGATACTTTTGACCAAGACATGGCAGAATTAAAATCTTATGGTTTTGGTGTAATCAAGGAAAATGATTTAGATAAAATATTTCCTTGTGATGGTATTGTATTTCGTGTAAATAATAATAAACAATTTTACGAACTAGGATACACAGCCAAACACCCAAAAGGTGCTTTTGCTAAAAAGGAAAGAGCTGCTCATGTAGAAACTAAACTATTAGATGTTGAGTGGCAAGTAGGAAAAAGCGGAAAAGTAACCCCAGTTGCAATCTTAGAACCAGTTTATATTGGTGATGCACTTGTAAGTAGAGCTACACTAAACAACCCAGGTTTTATAGAATCACTAGACCTTCGTATAGGTGACACAGTTGCAGTGATTAGGTCTGGAGAAATTATTCCTTGTATTTTACATAAAGTAGATGCTTAAGGCATAAGAAATTTTGACTTGTTAAATGTTCCTAAAATCAGTATAATATATATTCAAATTGATGAGAAACCATGAAAATTGAAATACCTGTAAACTGTCCTTGCTGTTCGTATACACTTGAGATGATTAACGATCAACTCTTTTGTAGAAACACGGCTTGTGATGCACAGCTTACCAAAAAAGTTGAGCATTTCTGCAAGACTTTGGGTATCAAAGGCATGGGTGCTAAAACTATTGACAAATTAGGTTTGGCTGATATTACAGAGATTTTTTACTTAGATGAAGATCAAGTATCTAGTGCTCTGTCAAGTAAAGTATTAGCCACAAAATTAATCAATGAAATAGAAAAAGCCAAACAAGTTGATTTAGCCACAATTATTACATCATTTTCTATACCATTAGTAGGCAATACTGCCTCTAAAAAGATTTGTGCAGCCATCAATAATATTGATGAAATTACCTATGACAAATGTCGTGAGGCAGGTTTAGGCGATAAAGTTTCACAAAATCTAGTATCATGGTTAGAATCTGAGTTTCTAGAAGTAAGAGAATTCCTACCCTTCTCTTTTACTTCAGTAAAAGTCCAATTACAGAGTGGCGGAAAGTCCGTCTGTATTACTGGAAAACTATCTTCTTATAAGACAAAATCAGAAGCCTACAAAGCATTAGAAGAGGCAGGTTTCAAAGTTACGGAAACAGTAACGAAATCTACTGATTATCTTGTTGATGAAGATAGTAAGGGAAGCGCAAAACGTAAAAAAGCCGATGAACTCGGTATTACAATTATCCAAAACCTAAACACTTTCTTGAAAGAAAAACAAAAATGACAGAAAAAGCTAAAAAATGGAGTGACGACGCCGTTGACCAAATGTTGAAAATCGTTAATGGTGAAAGTCCCGTATCAGTTGGCAAAGTTGAAACCGTTGCAGAAATCCTTGGTTTTACAACACGATCAGTTGCCAGCAAATTGCGTCAAATGGACTTTGAAGTTGCTTCTATGGCTAAAGAAAAAACCAGCACATTTACAGCTGAAGAAGGCGAAGCTCTTGCCAAGTATGTAAAAGCTCACGCAGGCGAACTTACATACAAAGACATTGCCAGTAATTTTGCAAATGGACAATTCTCCGCAAAAGAAATCCAAGGCAAACTATTGGCTTTGGAATTGACTGGTTCAGTTAAGCCAGCCGAAAAAGTTGAAGCAGCTCGTAGCTATACAGAAGCTGAAGAAACTACATTTATCAAAATGGCTGAAAGCGGTGCTTACATTGAAGAAATCGCTGCTAAACTTGGTAAGGAAATTGCCAGTGTTCGTGGTAAAGCACTCAGTTTGACACGCAAAGGTCAAATCAGCAAGATTCCCGCACAACGTGAATCACACGCTAAAGAGTCAGTTGATCCAGTAGCCGCACTAGGCTCTGCAATTACAACTATGACTGTTGCTGAGATCGCTAAAGCTGTTGATAAAACAGAACGTGGTCTTCGTACTTTGCTTACCCGTCGTGGTATCAAAGTTGTAGACTATGATGGCGCTGCCAAAAAAGCTAAAGCAGAAGCTAAAGCCGCTGCTTAATATAGTTTAAACCATGTAGCCCAAGAGTCTATAATAACTCTTGGGCTTTTTACTTTGGAGATCAGTAAGTGAAAGTAAAAATTACATACCACGATAACGAGTCGTTTACTGTTGAAGAAGTAGTAAAACAAGCAGTCCATAATTATGGTAAAATGGCGCAAGTAGAAGTAATGCCTGAGTCAACAATGGCATACGATTACTTGTACTTTGGATTGCAACAGTTAATTACTCATGAGCAGTTGAGTATGCTTTTTGATAAAGATCCTACATATCAAAAAGAATTAAAAAAATTAAGAGAGCAAGTTCTTTATAAAGTAACTGAAATTATAGATCAAGTCATTATTGATAATGAAGCTAAGGTAAGTTAATATGGATGTTTCAGCCGTTGTTCTAAATAAGCTACTTAGCGAGCAAAGCCTAGATATATGGGCAAAGCTAAAGCTTGTGTTTTTAGACCCGGCCTACTCAAGCATATATTCGATTGTTAATAAGCATTACGAGAAGTACAATAAACTTCCTAGCTTTGATGATCTTGAGCTTACCCTTAGAGAAGGTCCGTCAGCAAAAACACTGGCAACTTTAAAGTTAACAGAAGTTCCAGAAGTATCAGCAGAAATAGCGTTAGACGCTCTCATAGACCACTATACTCAAAACGAAACAATAAAATTATTAGATAAATTTGTAGATAAGTTACCACTCTACGACTCTAATGAAATCAAAGAAAATTTATCTTCAATTGCACTAACTATTGAAGAAAAAACGCATACTAGTGAAAAAGTATTCACTATGTCAGATATGCTATTATTTCAACACCCCGAGGACCTTGCCAAAGAACGTGTGTTTTTGGGTCTTAACAATACTTTTGATGCAGTATTGGGTGGTGTTGCACGTCAAGAATTAATACTAATAGGCGGTAAGCGTGGTTCTGGTAAATCTATTACCAGTTCAAATATTTTTGTTAATCAATATGAGATGGGCAACAGTTGCCTGTACTTTAGTATTGAAATGACTGCGCAAGAAACAAACCAAAGAAACTTGGCTATCTTGGCCAACGTTGACTTACAAAATTTAAAACAAAATAAACTAACAGATGACGAAGTACTACGAATAGTAAAAGCCAGAGCAGGAATGTTTGAAAGCGCAGATGAATTAGTTTCCGATTATCTGCGCCATCGAGACAGATTTAAGTTTGAAGAAACATTAGTTAGAAACTTTGCTCTTAAACCAGAAAATCAGATGGTTATTGTTGATGACAGAGACTTAACTCTTGGAAATATTGACTTACACATAGGCAAAATGAAAGCTAGATTTGGAGATAAACTAGCGGTTGTAGTAGTAGATTATATAAATCAAATTAAAATTGAAGGTAGTTCACAGTATGATTGGCAACCACAAATTGAAGTGTCCAAAAAGCTTAAAAATCTTGCACGCAAATACGAAGTGGTCGTGGTCTCACCATATCAAATTGATGCTAGCGGTGAAGCTCGCTTTGCAAAAGGACTACTTGATGCCGCAGACATTGCACTTGTTATGGAAGCCCATGATAAAGATCAACAAGCAATATCCTTTGAAACCACTAAAATTCGTGGTGGCAAAGAAATGGCCTTTACCTGTCCCATTAATTGGGATACCTTACGCATCTCGCCACAGTCTCTTGACAAACCTGCAAGTAAAGAAATTATTAAAAAAGCTGGATCGTCTAAAAAGTCAACAGACTCCGTAAAAGATGAACAATCCAGTGACTTACCTTGGAACGCATAATGAGTGATCCAGTACTAGAACTAATACAAAAGAATAACTTAGCTTTTACAGTGAGTGGCCGAGACTACCTAATTGGTTGTTTAAATCCAGAACATCCAGATAGTAATCCTAGTTTTCGTGTAGATAGGATTAGTGGTGTAGCACACTGTTTTGCTTGTGGATTTAAAACTAACATATTTAAATATTATGGAGTTTTTACTAATCCTGTACCAATCAAGATAGCAAAACTAAAAGAAAAACTACAGGAAATAAAAGCGTATTCAGGCAACTTAGAAATACCTTCAGGCGCTACTCCCTATACTAAACCTTTTAGAGGAATATCTGTAAAAACACTACAACACTTTAATGCTTTCTACACACATCAAGTTGAAAAACTAGTAGACAGAATTATATTTCCAATTACAGATGTAACTGGTAGAACCGTAGTTTATGTTGGTAGACATACCTTAAGTAATGGTAATCCAAGGTATCTTAATTACCCTAGTGGTGTTCAGATTCCGCTATTTCCTGCACAATTACCCTCAGCTGGAAAAAGTTTAGTAATTGTAGAAGGCATATTTGATATGCTTAACTTGTACGATAAAGGTTTAACAAATGTAACTTGTGCCTTTGGTACTAACACACTACAAAATAACACAGTACAAAAACTACTGCCGTTTAAGGCTCAGGGCGTAACACACATCTATCTTATGTTTGATGGTGATGAAGCTGGAGAAAAAGCAATGTTTACTCTAAAACCCATAATAGAAGAATGTGGTTTTATAGTTGAAAATATTGTACTACCTGATGGCAGTGACCCTGGTGAACTATCTGAAGAAGATGTAAAATCCACCATAGAATATATTAAAAAATAAACTTGAATTGTTAGCCCAAATACGCTATAATAAAGTATTACAAGGAAAATTATGACAAAAATTGCACTCATTGATAAAGCACCCAATAAAACTAGATATTCAGAGTATTTTGAGTTTGAGTTTGACCACTATCATATGTCAAGCAAACCCATAACAAAACTGTTGAAAAAAGACGTAGATCTTGAAGTAGACTTAAGCGAGTACAATTTTGTTATCTTGGTAGGGTCAGAAGCTGCCAAAGAGTACGCTAAAATTACGTCGGTAACAAACATGGCTGGACAGCTTGTTAATGATAAATTTATTGCTATTTCAAATCCCAGTATGCTGTCGTTTAAACCTGAAGGTAAGCCAGACTTTCAACGTGCTTGTGATAGAATTCACAAGTACATTAAAGGCGATATTAAACCTACAGTTAGCGGAGATTATTCTGGTATTAATAGTACCAAGGAAGCCAAAGCTTATTTAGAAGAAATTATTGCTAATGCAAGTGGTTATGTGGCTTGGGACACAGAAACAACAGCACTTTATCCCAGAGATGGTTATGTTTTAGGTGTATCTTTAACCTACAAAACTCATCAAGGCAGATATATCTCCACAGATTGCCTTGATGAAGAGTGCATGGAGTTGCTGAACACTATTGCTCGTGATTTTATAACTGTGTTTCACAACATGAAATTTGACTACAAGATGATTAAGTATCATCTTGGAATTGAGTTTGATCGTAGCAGAGTTCATGACACTATGTTGTTACACTACGTACTTGATGAAAATGATACACACGGCTTAAAGCCACTAGCACTTAAGTACACAGATTATGGTGACTATGACAGTGAACTAGATTCTTTTAAAAAGGATTATTGTAACACGCACGGTATGCTACAAGATGACTTTAGCTATGACTTGATTCCTTTTGACATTATTTCACAATACGCTAGTATTGATACTGCTGTTACTTTTGACTTGTTTAACAAGTTTTGGCCTATTGTACAAAAGAATGACAAATTTAGATCAGTATATGAAAATTTACTAGTTAAAGGCACACTATTCTTAATGGACATGGAAGAAGTAGGTATTCCTATTAGCCGTGAACGCATGGAAGCTGCAAACACTTACTTAAATGAAAAGATTCAAGAAGCAAAAGAAACTATTTATACCTTTGATGAAGTAAAACAGTTTGAGCAAGACCAAGGCAAAATCTTTAACCCTAACTCTGTACTTCAACTAAGAACAATCTTATTTGACTACCTTAAATTAAAGCATACTGGTAAGAAGACTGCAACTGGTGCAATTTCCACTGATGCAGAAGTGCTTGAAGAACTTAGCGAACAACACCGCTTACCTGCAGCTATTCTAAATGTACGTAAACTGGGCAAAATTCAGAATACTTATATACAAAAAATTCTTCCAGAATTGGACAAAGATGATAGAATTCGTACTAACTTTAACCTTATTTTTACCACATCTGGCAGGTTGTCTAGTAGCGGTAAGTTTAATGCCCAGCAGATACCGCGAGATGATCCAATTATTAAAGGATGCATCCGAGCTCCACTTGGCTATAAAATTGTAAGCCAAGACTTGGCTACAGCAGAAATGTATTACGCTGCTGTGTTAAGTGGCGACACAAACTTGCAGCAAGTTTTTATTAGCAAAGGTGATTTTCACTCAACTATTGCTAAAATGGTGTTTGATTTAGTTTGTCAAGTAGAAGATGTTAAAAAACTATTTGGCGATAAGCGTCAAAGTGCTAAAGCAATTTCTTTTGGAATTTTATATGGTAGTGGACCACAAAAAGTATCAGACACGGTATCAAAAGCAACAGGAGAAACCTATGGCGTTGACAGGGCTAAAGAAGATATTAAAAGTTATTTTACAAAATTTAGTGGACTTAAAACTTGGCTTAATTCTCGCAAAGAGTTTATTCAAGAAAACGGCTATACTTATAGTTTTTTTGGTCGCAAGCGCAGGCTGCCTAATGTGTTTAGCACAGACAAAGGTATTGCCGCCCACGAAGTTAGGTCAGGCATCAATTCGGAGATCCAATCTATTGCTAGTGATATAAACTTATTGGCTGCAATAGACACTGCCAATGAAATATCTGCTAAAGGTTTAGATGCTAAAATATTTATGCTTGTACATGACTCTATTGTTGCACTAGTAAAAGACGAGTGTGTAGAAGAATACTGTGAAATCTTAAAACGTAACACACAAAAAGATCGTGGTTGCTCTATAAAAGGCTGCCCTATTGGAGTAGATCAAGATATTGGTCAAGATTACTCCTTTGATAAGTTTGAAGGATACTATGAACTTAGAGAAAATAGTTTGGCCCGTATTTAGACTAGGTGAAAAAACTCCGCAAACAGAAGACGGTGTAACGTACTATGCTACTGAGTATGAAGATTTAGATACCAATGAGCATAGTGCAGTTATGCGGATAGTTGATGATAAAAGCATAAATAAAGAAACCCTAAGTCGCAGAAGGCTACAATTATTGGTTGAAGGCGTAAAGCTTTTTCCTATTAATAAAGCAGTGTATTTTCTAGGTGATTTGCTAAAATTAGCTAAAAATACTACTTGGTTTATTGACAGCCATGGAACGGTATTTCAGTATAAAAAGACTCGGCGAGTTAAATTGTTAGTGCAAGAAATAACTAAAGTTTTACCAACTAACGGCTTAGGTGCAGTTATAGAACTTAAAAATATACCACAAAGATTTAAAACTGCTTTTAAACCAAATGATGATGATACTTACGCTGCTGTACTATATTCAAACCATTGTTATATATTATATGGTTTGTACAAAGACAAACCAAAAGAAAGTTGGAGATTAATTTAATGGCTAAGGCTATAATATCTAATCGTATATACATGGATAATCCAGGTGTAGAAGAAACCAAAGCCATACTTAAAGCATTAACTTATAAAATTAACAAAGATACTGGGTCTAAGAAATTTTCCACAGTAGAAACAATTAAAAATTATAGGTTACTACCACGCGGTATTTTATCTATTCCACAGGGCAGACATGATTTAATTCCCACAGAGTATGAAATTACAGATAAAAGAATTTTTGTACCAGCTCCTTTTCCAAACCCAAAATTCCCGCTTAGACCAGAACAGCAAATTGTTTTTGACGAAATTTCAGACACAGTTTTTATCAATGCTCTTGTTGGATGGGGAAAGACTTTTACAGCCCTACACCTTGCACACAAGTTTGGGCAAAAAACCTTGGTTATTACCCACACCGCAGCCCTCAGAGATCAGTGGGCAGAAGAAGTTGAAGTTTTATTTGGACATAAACCTGGAATCATTGGCGGTGGACAAGTTGACCACGAAGACCACTTTATAACAGTTGCCAATATTCAAACACTAGTCAAATACACTAGTCAACTTGCCAAAGAGTTTGGTACTATTATCTTGGATGAAGCCCACCACTGTCCTGCCACTACATTTGCATCAACTATTGACTGTTTTCATGCCAGATATAGAATTGCGCTAAGTGGCACAATGATTCGCAAAGATCAAAAACACATTGTATTTCGCGACTATTTTGGAGATCATGTAGTTAAACCACCTCAATCTAATACTCTTACTCCTCAGGTTAAGATTATAAAACCAGGAATTATATTAAAACCCAACGCTACTTGGGTAGAAAAAATCAATTATCTTACGCAAGACGACGACTATCGCCGCTTTATTGCAAGTATTGCATTAACTCAAATGGCTGCAGGACACAGAGTATTAGTAATTGCAGATCGTGTAGAATTCTTAGAAAAGGTTTCAGAATATGTTGGTGACGAAAGTGTGTTGGTTGTTGGTGGGTCAGAAAGTCAAGAACGACAGCTTGCCAAACGACAGCTTGCCAAAGAACAATTACTTAGTGGAGAAAAGAAGTGTGTTTGCGGCTCAAGACAAATATTCTCAGAAGGCATATCTATTAACTCGTTGTCCTGCGTTATTTTAGCAGTTCCTATGAGCAATGATAGTCTACTAGAACAAATTGTAGGGCGAATACAGCGTATTCATGAAGAAAAACTTACACCTTTAGTAATAGACATAAATTTTTCTGGATATGCTGACAAGAAGCAAAATAATGATAGGTTAGGTCTTTATATGCGTAAAGGTTGGGAAATCATTACAGTTTGATGAAAAATTCACTTGTCTAGAAATCCTTAAAGTGGTATAATATTATCTAGAGAATAGCACACAATGACTACTCTATTTTTCAACATATTAGTCCTGGAACAAGAAACTAATTGTAACCCAGACTATATGATGCGAGCTCTTTATTTTTATTGGCAAAATAAAACATTACCTAAAACAAAATATAGTGTTTATAAACCCATTACAAAATCATTAGCTGGCAGTAGTTTTCTACTAAATCCAAAAGACTTTTTTAAAGATAAAACTACAGATATTCGGTATTTAGCTCAATATCTAAGATTATGTGGTCGCAGAGACTATCAATTATATAAACTACAACACATTAAATACTTAGATCTGAGCTACTTTACTGATTTAAACTTAAATGCATTGGATACTAATCCATTGCTAGAAATAACAAACGAACAAATAAAATTCAAATACGAGGAATTAACAAATGGCAATTAGCTTTAAAAATACTAAAGGCAAAGCACAATCAAATAAGGTTGAAGCCTTTGAGTACAAAGACGGAGAAAATTCAGTACGATTAATTGGTGGTATTCTTCCACGATATATTTACTGGTTAAAAGGCACTAACAACAAAGATATTCCTATTGAGTGCTTGGCATTTAGCCGTGAAAAAGAAAAGTTTGATAATCTTGAAAAAGATCATGTTCAAGAGTTCTATCCCGAAGCTAAATGTGCTTGGAGTTATTCAATTAATTGCATTGACCCAAAAGATGGTAAAGTCAAAGCTCTTAACTTAAAGAAAAAATTATTTGAGCAAATTATGGCAGCCGCAGAAGACTTGGGTGATCCTACCGATTTTGATACAGGTTGGGATGTAGTGTTTAAACGCACTAAAACAGGTCCACTAGCGTTTAACGTTGAATATCAACTACAAGTTTTGCGCTGCAAACCACGTAAACTTTCAGAAGCAGAACGTGAATTAGCTAATGCTGAAAAAACAATTGATGAAAAATATCCACGTCCTACAGAAGCTGAAGTGCTAGCATTACTGCAAAAAATTAGTTCTGGTACTGACGATGAAGGTCAATCAGAGTCTGAAAAAGAAGCAGTAAAAGACTTAGTAGAATAAATAACACAGGCCTGGTAAACTTATAGCTTACCAGGCTTTTTTGTCTAAAAAAATAATGAAAATACTTTTCACAGCAGATGTTCACATAAAATTAGGGCAAAAGAACGTACCTATAGAGTGGGCAAAAAATCGATTTAATATGCTTTGGGAACAACTCAAACAACAACAAAAACAATGCGACTTATTTGTTGTAGGTGGTGACATATTTGATAAATTACCTAATATGGAAGAACTAGAAACTTACTTTGATTTCGTTTCTAGTTGTCAAGTGGAAACTATAATTTATCCAGGTAATCATGAAGCCGTTAAAAAAGACACAACTTTTTTATCAAATTTAAAAATTGTAACAAGTCGCCTTAATCCTTTAGTTAGAATTGTAGATGACTTTTATACGTATAAAGGCGTTGATTTCGTTCCCTACAATAAACTAAAAGAACTTGAAAAAACGGAATTTAGTTTTGCCAAAAAAGTTTTGTGTACCCACGTAAGGGGAGAAATTCCTCCTCATGTTAAACCTGAGATTGATCTTGATGTATTCAATAAATGGGAAGTGGTACTCGCTGGCGATCTACATTCTTATGATAATTGTCAGCGTAATATCTTATATCCTGGAAGTCCTATTACTACCAGTTTTCACCGTAATTTAGTAGATACTGGTACTATACTGTTTGATACAGATAGCACAGAACATCAATGGTTAAAATTAGAATTGCCACAATTAATTCGTAAAACTGTTGGTGTACATGATGAAAAGCCTGCTACTCAATTTCATCATACAATGTATGAAATTGAAGGCGATATGCAAGAATTAGCAGAGTTAGAAAACTCTGATTTAATAGATAAAAAAGTTATAAAACGAGCCACAGAGTCTGCCTTAATCCTAGACCCTACTATGAGCTTATCGGAAGAAGTTTCCGAATATTTAACATTTATTTTACAACTACCACAACCAACAGTAGAAAACGTACTAAAGGAAATGCAAAATTATGCAGACAAATTCGAACAATAATCTTACAGTAGAACTATGGTCACAGCCCAACTGCCCTGCCTGTGAACAAGCAAAAAATTTACTAGTTTCTAGGGGCATAGCATATCAAGTAAAAATGCTAAATGTAGATATTACCAAAGAAGAGTTTTATGCTCGTTTGCCCGATGCACGCTCAGTACCGCAAGTATTTATTAATAACGAACATATTGGCGGATTAGCAGAACTAACAAATGCATTAAGATGATTACATTAAAAACATTACGATGGTCTAATGCTTTTAGTTATGGCAAAGATAATAGTGTATGTTTTATTAGTGGCCCACTAACCCAATTGGTTGGAAAAAACGGTCACGGTAAATCTAGTATTGCTTTAATCCTAGAAGAAGTACTGTTTAATAAAAATAGCAAAGGCATTAAAAAAGCCGACATACTTAATCGTTATACCAAAGATAAAAGTTATACAATAGAATTAGACTTTGAAAAAGACGGAGTAGACTATCAAATTAAAACTACTCGTGGTACTACGCAAGCCGTAAAATTATTTAAATTTAACAACGATATTTCAGCACACACAGCCACAGCAACTTACAAGATGATTGAAGACATTATAGGTTTTGATCATAAAACGTTTGCACAAATTGTGTATCAATCAAATGCCAGTAGTTTAGAATTTTTAACTGCGCCAGACACGGCTAGAAAAAAGTTCCTTATAGAATTACTTAACCTAGGCAAGTATACCAAAGCGCAAGAAATATTCAAAGAAGTAGCCAGTAACCTTAACAAAGATATAGTTGCTGTTGACACACAAGTAAAAACAATAAGTAGTTGGCTAGACAAGTACAGTAGTACTAACTTAACACAAAAAACAATAATAGAAGTACCAGTATTAGATGAAACATTAATTGCCGAGCAAGCTAATATTGAAAACAAATTAAAAACTCTAGAACAAACCAATAAAAAAATTACTGCAAATAATACTTATAAACAAATACAAAACAATTTAAAAGTATTTCCAATACCAGATAAACCTGACTCTGTAGATAGCACACTAAAAGTTAGTGCTGAGGAAGCTAATACTGAACAAATAGAATTAAATAAAACTATCAGAGATTCTCAAACTTTTGTAACAAAAATGAATGGATTATCTGGTACTTGTCCTACTTGTTTACAAACTATTGATGAATCTAAAATTGCAAGTTTATTAGCAGAACAAGAAGATTTGCAACAAAAAGCTAAAATTAGAAAGCAAGAAGCTGATAAAATTATATCAGAGTATAGTACTCAACAAACAAAATATAAAAATCAACTTTTTGATTATGATAAAGCTATAAAAGCCAAAGAAGAATGGGAGAAGTATCATTCTTTGATTGATACAGAATTATCAGAAGATTTATTAGACAAGAATGAACTTGAATCTAAGTTTACAGCACTTCAAATTGCAGTAACTAATATTAAAACTGCTATTACCCAAGCAGAAAAAAATAACCGTGAAGCAGAAGCGCATAATACTAAAACTGAAATTATTTCTAAGCAGTTAATAGAAATGGGCGAAGAATTAGAAAAATATTCTGGTACTTTACATGAGCTATCTGAAAAGATGGGTATTATAAATATTCTTAATAAAACATTTTCAACAACAGGTTTAGTTGCCTACAAAATTGAGTGTTTGGTCAAAGATCTAGAAGAATTAACCAATCAGTACTTGGTAGACTTAAGTGATGGTAGATTTCAAATAGCTTTTCGTATTAGTGCCAGTGATAAATTAAATGTAGTTATCACTGACAACGGCAAAGATATTGATATTCTTGCACTTAGCGGAGGAGAACGTGCTAGAGTAAATGTAGCTACACTACTGGCTATTCGCAAATTAATGCAATCTCTGTCAAGTTCTAGAATTAACTTATTAATTCTAGATGAAACTGTAGAAACACTAGATGTTGATGGAAAAGAAAAATTAGTAGAAGTTTTATTAACCGAAGAGTACTTAAATACTTTTATTGTATCTCACGGATTTACTCATCCTCTACTAGAAAAAATAAATGTTATTAAGAAAAATAATATTTCACAAATAGAGGCATAGTATGACAGTTGATCCAAGAGCCAAAGGTGCTAGAACCGAAACAACAGTGCGAGATTTACTTCGAAAGCACACAAATTTAAATTGGGAAAAAATACCTGGATCTGGGGCGCTTGACCCTAAACATCAGCTTAAAGGCGATTTATATGTACCTGGGCGCACTAACTTGTGGTGTACTGAAGTAAAAGGGTATGCTAAGGATCACCTTACCAGCAATATTTTAACTGGTAAGAGCCCTCAGTTAATAGAATTTTGGAAACAAGCTATTCGTCAAGGTGAGCAAGTAGGCAAAAAACCTTTGCTAATATTTAAATACGATCGCAGCAAGGTATTTGTAGCCTTTAAAGAAATGCCTACAGATAATGAGTACAGATACGTATTTGTAAATTGTGATCAGCATGAATTCTATATAGCACTCTTAGAAGACTGGTTAACACATGAGCAACCAGAATTTGTCACTTGAATTTTCTAGTAAAATATTGTATAATTATGTCTTAAATCACAGAAAAGAACGCAAATGAAATCATTTCAAGAAATTAACCAAGACAATAATACATTACTTATTGTAGATTCACTAAACTTAGCCTTTCGCTATAAACACAGTGGCGCTACAGATTTTGCTGAAGACTACTTACGCACAGTAAATAGCTTAAAGAAAAGCTATAAAGCATCACACGTTATTATAGCTTGCGATCAAGGTTCTAGTACTTATAGAAAAGCACTGTACCCAGAGTATAAACAAAATCGCAAAGATAAACAAGCCGAACAAACTGATGCGGAAAACGCAGCTTTTGAGTTATTCTTCGAAGACTTCTTGGCTACACTCGAACACATTAAAACAAACACAGACTATCCTATTATTAAGTTTCAAGGTGTAGAAGCAGACGATATAGCAGCATATATTGTTTCAAAGAAAAAAACACTTCCTTTTGACGAGATATGGCTAGTGTCCTCAGACAAAGACTGGGATTTACTGGTTCAGCCCAAAGTATCAAGATTTAGCTATGTTACCAGAAAGGAAGTTACCCATGAAAATTGGGAAAATCACTATGAGTGGTCTCAAGAAGAATATATTAGTATTAAGTGTCTTATGGGGGATACTGGAGACAATATTTTTGGTGTACCTAGTGTGGGGCCAAAACGAGCCACTAGCTTGGTTAAAGAATTTGGATCTACCTGGGACATTATTGCAAGTATTCCCTTAAGTGGCAAGTACAAGTATATTCAAGAGCTAAATAAGTGCAAAGACCAACTAGTGGTAAACTACCAGTTAATGGATTTAGTTACGCACTGTGAAGAAGCAGTTGGCACAGAAAATTGTAAAACAATAGATGAAATTTTGGAAAAGTATATAAATGAGTAATTTTATAAATATTAATCAAAACTACGACCACAGCCGTGGAGTAGCCATAAAACAAGTAATTGAGTGTCTAGTAGAAGACAAAACATTTTTACCAAAACGTGCTAATCCCACAGATGCTGGTGCAGATTTAATGAGCACTGAAGCTTGTGAGATTTATCCCAACGAACAAAAAATGATTGATACAGGAGTAGCGGTAAAAATTCCAGAAGGCTACGCAGGCTTTGTTTTTAACAGAAGCAGTCAGGGAAAAAAGGGAATTACTATCCCTCACTCAGTAGGCGTTATTGACAGCGACTATCGTGGAAACATAAAAATAATTTTAAAAAACACCAGCGAAGATCGCTATGAAATTAAAGTAGGCGACAGAATTGCACAACTGGTAATTTTACCAGTTTTATTGCCTGCATTTGTAGATGCATGGAATGATACGGAACGCGGTACTGGCGGATTTGGCAGTACTGGTAAATAAAGGATAAAGATGACAATAAGCACAAGAGCTCAAGTAATTACACGCAGAACATATAATAGGCCTACAAGCGATGATGGTCAAGAGTTTGAAACGTGGCAAGAAACAGTTGCCAGAGTTATTGACCATCAAGAGTGGTTGTGGCAACGAGCAGCAAAACGTGAATTAAATGACCTAGAATACGCAGAACTTTACGACCTTGAGCAACTTATGCTAGATCGCAAAGTATTAATGAGTGGTCGTACGCTTTGGTTGGGCGGTACAAACGTAGCCAAAACACGTGAAGCATCACAATTTAATTGTAGTTTTACAAATGTAGAAACAGTGTATGATGTAGTAGACGTGTTATGGTTGCTATTACAAGGTTGTGGCGTAGGTTTCAAACCAATTGTTGGTACATTAAATGGTTTTTCAAAACCTATTAAAAATATTCGCACAATTAGATCTACTCGTACTGCCAAAGGTGGTAATGAGCACAACACAGAAACTTGGGATGCAGAAACAGCTACTTGGACACTGCAAATTGGTGATAGTGCAGAAGCTTGGGCCAAGTCTATCGGCAAGTTGTTAGCAGGTAAATACCCAGCAAATACACTGGTATTAGATTTTTCACAATTACGCCCCGCAGGGGAAAGGTTAAAAGGTTATGGTTGGATTTCTTCGGGCGATAGCGCAATTAGTACTGCTTATCTTGCTATCGCCAATATACTTAATGGCCGTGCTGATAGTTTACTGTCTAGGATGGATATTTTGGACATTGTTAATCATCTTGGCACTATTTTATCCAGTCGCCGCAGTGCTGAAATTGCCCTTTTTGACTACGGACAACCAGAATGGGAAGAATTTGCCGTAGCTAAAAAAGACTGGTGGTTACATAATAATGCACACCGCACACAGTCAAACAACAGTTTAGTATTCAAAGAAAAACCGTTGCGTTCAGATTTAGAACGCATTTTTTCAATGATGCAAGAAGCTGGTGGAAGCGAACCAGGATTTATAAATGAAGTTGAAGCCTTACGACGTGCCCCTTGGTTTAAAGGAGCAAATCCCTGTGTAGAAATCTTACTTGGAAATAAAAGTTTCTGTAACCTTACCGAAACTGACATTGCCAAGTTTAAAGGAGACACCGCTGGTTTGCACAGTGCAATTAGATTAGCTGCTCGTGCAAACTACCGACAAACTTGTGTTAATCTTCAAGACGGAATACTACAAGAAGCTTGGCACTTAAACAACTACTTTATGCGATTATGTGGTGTAGGTTTAACAGGTATTGCAATGCGACCAGACATGGGCAGTTATGATTACGAATACCTAAAGCGCACAGCAACAGGTGCTGCTATTGGCATGGCTCAAGAACTAGGATTGCCTAGTCCAAAAAATATTACTTGTGTTAAACCAAGTGGCACGCTAAGCAAAATCATGGATACTACCGAAGGCGTACACAAGCCGCTGGGCAAGTATATTTTTAATAATGTGCAATTTTCAAAACATGATCCAGTAGTAGAAAAACTGCGTGAAGCAAACTACAGAGTAATCAACCACCCTGTTGATGATTCAGGAGTGTTAGTAACTTTTCCAGTAGCTTGGGACGGTGTGCCTTTTGACAATGTTGCTGGCAAAGAAGTTAACTTAGAGTCAGCAGTAGTACAACTAGAACGATATAAATTGTTGCAAACTAGTTGGAATCAACAAAATACTAGTGTAACAATTAGTTATGATCCCACTGAAGTACCAGCAATTATTGACTGGTTGTTAGTTAACTGGGATTGTTATGTAGGCGTTAGTTTTATCTATAGAACCGATCCTACTAAAACAGCAAAAGATCTTGGTTACTTATACCTTCCACAAGAAGTCGTAACTCAACAAGATTATGAAGAATATGTAAAAACCCTATCAGTAGTTGATCTTAACAATACAAATAGTTTTGATGAGATCACAGATGCTGAATGTGCAACTGGAGCTTGTCCCGTAAAATGAACGAAGAAGCAATATTTAATATAAGATTAACTTTAACTGAAGCTAATACTATACTAGAAGCTTTACAAGAACTTCCAGCAAAGATCTGTAATCCTCTAGCTACAAGCATTAAGTCTCAAGCGGAACAACAGCTGCAAGAGATGAGTATTAAACCAGAACAAGAATAAATTTTATCCAAAAAGAAAAGCCCCGTAGATTTTGTCTACGGGGCTTTTTGTTTGCGGAACATAATTAGCAACGTTTTATTTATCCTGTTACTGGAATTAAAAAGTTGCTATACTATAATACTCCTGAAACCCTAAAAACTATCATTGACTAGAAATAATATTTATGCTATAATTATCGCAAGTCGAAAAAATTTCGACTGCGCGTGATACGCAGTATCACTATATCCAAGGAGCTGTAATTGGCAGACGATACAGTAGAAAGCGTACCAGTAGATAGTACAACAACAGGAACTACAGCTGCACAAGCAGATGTAGAAAAAGCTGTTACTAATGATCTAGTGAGTGCGCTAAATCAGCAAGCTGATCAAGCTCGTAAATACTACGAGAAATTAGCAAAACAAATTAAACAAGTTGCTAGTAATGCAACAACATCTTTAGGAGATAAAAATATGGCAGAAGTATTAAACCCAAGCGGAATGATGATGGCTGGTGGTGGAGACGGCGGTTTAGGTTTTGGAAGTGGTGGCGGATTGATTGGCGGATTGATTTTAGGTAGTTTACTACGCAACGGTCAAGGCGGATTATTTGGCGGTGGAGAAAGTGGCGGTGCAGCAGCAGCACTACGTTCACCTCCAGAACAAGCAGCAGCCAATATGTCATTGATGCAATCAATTGGTCAAGTTGACAAAGCAGTGGCTGTAGGTCAAGCAGCAATGGAAGCTTCACAAGCTCAACAAACTATTGGTATTACCAATCAATTTAATGCTACAACAGGTAGTTTAGTTAATCGTATTGATGGCGTAAAAGATGCTGTTAATGCAAATGCAGTTGCAGTAATGCAACAACTAAATCAAGTTAACACAAATATGTTAGTTGGTTTTAATAACACAGAACGTGCTATTACGGCTGATGGTACTACTACTCGTGCATTGATTGTAAGTCAATACGAACAAACATTAAATCGTCAACTAACTGATGCAAATGCAGAAATTATTGAGCTACGTGGCGACAGTCGTCTACAAGCAGCTACTAACGGTATTAATGTTACTACTACAAATAATATTAATCAAATGCAGCAACAAGCTCAGCAACAACAACAGTATGGCCAACTGGCTAATTTGATCTATGGTCTTGGTCAGTCAATTCGTTCAACTAATGAAGCAATCAATGTTGGAAGCGGCACACTAACTGCTAGCCCAGCTAATACTAATACTAACATTCGTTAATTAGTTAAGCCCCCTCAGCCACAAGCAGTGGGGGCTTTTTTACAAGGAGAAAACGAATGGCAACTTTAACAGACTTACAAGCTTGGACCAGAAAATCTTTTGCAACAACTTATGGATTTTTGTTACTGGCTCAATGTTATCACTGGAACTTTGAAAGTAACAGTAATTTAATATACTTTGACTTATTTGGTAATATTTATAAAGAAGTAGATAAAAGTCTTGAACCTTTTGCAGACCATGTAAGAAGTGTGCGAGCATATGTTCCATCAAAGTTTACAAATTTAATGGAACTATCAAGTGTAGACACAGACCCTAAGTATGCAGGAATGTGGCCTACAGCTGAAGAAATGAATTCTGCGCTTTATTTAGCTAATGGTAAAGTAAATACAGATTTAGTAACTACTTACAAAATGGCGGAAGAATTAGAAGAATTTGGTTTAGCTAATTTTTTAAGTGAACGCATGGATCAACACCGTAAACATGGATGGTTACTTTACTCAAAAATGAAAGTAGCATAGTATGTTTCAAACACAATCACAAACACAAGGAATTGCACCTTACTTGCTGGAATATAGTTAATTAGTAAAAAAGCCCCTAAGTAGCAATACTTAGGGGCTTTTTTTATCAAAACTTTTGACTGGCTTTTAACATCCAGTTGTGTGATTTGTGTGCAGTAATACGATCTGCTAAGAAATTTTGAAAACCAAATTCTGTGTATAAACCACACATATTATATGCTGAATTTAATACATCAATTACTGTACCGTTATCCATTAGTAATGTATTAACCATAGTATCCGTGTCTATGGGCGCTATGCTATCCTCAATTAGTGAATACTCAGCTAATTGCTCTAAACCTGCTGGTACAAATAAATCTAGTGTACGAACATTTTCTGCAAAACCATCAATTGATTCGTATACTTCGGTATAAATACGTTCAAATAGTAAGTGATACTCATAAAAATCACGTGACTCAACGTTCCAGTGAAAATTAGCTGCTTTTAGGTAAAAGCTAAACTCAGTAGCAAAAGCTGCTAAGATTGTTTTTTGAAATTCTGTCATTGTTTGATCCATATTTAAACTCTTATTTTCACGTTGATTCATAATATGATCACGTTTTTGTGCAGCCCAAGTTTGACCACCATCTCCGCCCCATAAGTCCCAAGCTACTCTGCCTTTACTAGGAAAACCTTCTTCACCGCTTGAAAATCCAGTAGCTTGTTTATCAACTTCATGTCGGCTAAAAAATGAGTGCATACGAAGTACAGTTGAAGCAGTTAGCGGTTCACGATTTTTTAGTTGATTAGCGCGAGCCAATCCCACTAGTGTACCGCCAGGTTTACCATCTGCGTGCCATTGTAGTGCTCGTTTGGCTGCACTTGCCATGCCCTCTGTGGGCGTATATGTTTCTGCCATAATTATAATACCTATAAAAACACTATTATACCACTTTAGGAGTAGTCACACAAGTGTAAAATTTGTTAATCTTTGTAGGCAATAATTACTTGCTTACACATTTTTGAACGTACAATATCGTCATCTAAAAATCTAATTACTTCAATTCCTGGTAGTCCCTCTAGGCGTTTAACAGCATCTAGCAGTCCTGAATCTTGAATATCACACTGATAGGGATCACCACTTAAAATCATTTTGCAGTTTTTGCCTATGCGCGATAAAAGCATTTTAAACTCAGTTTTGGTCATATTTTGCACTTCATCTACTAAGATAATGGCATCTTCAAAACTTGCACCACGCATAAATCCCAGTGGTTTAGGCTCAATTGCTTTTGCCTTTAATGAGTATTCATACAATCCTGTGCCTAGTGCACGTTTAAATACTTGAGTAAAAGGATCTAAATAAGGCGCGTATTTTTCATCTAATTCGCCAGGTAAAAATCCCAGCCCACGTCCTGTTTCTACGTTAGGTCTGGTTAAAATAATTTTATTGATTTTTTTATAGTACAACTGTTCTGCAGCATAATTAGCTGCCACAAATGTTTTACCTGTGCCTGCCGAACCAATGCCAAAAATAATATCACAACTTTTAATTGCTTCCAAATATTCGCCTTGAATAAAATTTAGTGGTCTAATTGGCACAAACTTTGTAACTGGTGGTCCGTCTGGAAATAAATCTTCTTGATATTGCTCAAATGCTTGTTGTTGTTTTTTACGAGCTTTTTTACCTGAATTTGTCATAAAATATCCTAAAAGTTATTTCTTCTTTTTCTTTACAGACTCTGGAACTTTATGCCCTTTTAACATATGGTGTGTTTTACATTTTGGTTTGCAACTGCCAGCAGGTTTAGCTAATGCTGGTGTAATTGTTAGTGCTAGTATGGCGCACAAAACTACAAATAATTTTTTCATAATTCAGGATCTTTCTTAACAGGAATAACTGATGTTGGTTTAGTTGGTGACGCAACGGTTTGAGCTTGATTTAACTTTTCTTGTGTGCGACCAAAAGCAGCAATACCAAGAACAGCACCCATTGCAATATGATATAATCCAGCACCCTGTAAGGTTAGGGGTTGCCATTGTGTTTGTACACTGCCATGGCTTATTGCTTGTAGTAAACTCCAAAGTATTGGAAATAATACAAAATCAGCTATACAAGTACCCATATAAGTCCAACCCATCATTGGACGCCACCTAGTGTTCATCCAATGTTCTTTTTGTTCTTCACTCGTTGAGGATTCTATGCCCATTAGCACTCCTTTTTATTTCTCTGTGAGGGATTATGTCTTGCCCAAATTCAGGGTATCTTTGCTGCCTATCTTGAGCTACCAACATCATTAAATACATAAATATTATGATTATCCATAAAATACTACATCCAACTACGGCTTGTTGTGTTAGTTTACGATTTCTTGCCAACCGCCTAGCTTCTTCAACACGAAAACGTTGCATTTGAATGGCAACTAAACTTTTTTGTTCTTTGCCAATTTTTATCATCATTTCATTAACTTCAGTCCAAAGTGCACCCAATTCAGGCGGACATTGATAGATCATTAATTCTTGCAGTTCAGTGCCCATTTGTTCTAGTTGTTTACGCATCAGCACACGTTGTAGTGCACGTTTGCCTAGACTTGAATCACCTTGATAAATTTCAGTACGACTACGGCGTTCTTCTTCTTCAAAAACTGCTATGCATTTATAGTAGTTGTCATAGTAAGTACCTAAATGTTCACCAATCTGTTGGTAAACATTTGTGGTATTGCCATCGTGTTTGTTTAACTCAATAACACGATTTTTTTCTTGAACATATTGATTTCGTTGTTCTGTGCTGGCTGGTTTATCTGGCGGATGTTTTTTATGAAACTGATCTTCTAGATCTTTTAAAACACTTTTGACATCACCAGCAGCACCTTTTATATCTTTGTAAAGTTTACATCCAGCTTTAACAGCACTAACAGCACCATTAGCCAAAGCAAAAAGTGTTACTGGATCAATCATAGCCGTTCCTACTTAGCAGATTCGTATATTTGTTTTTGAGTCTTATACCACTCCTGCCAAGCTTTTAATTTTTCTGCCAACTCATAATAAGTGGCATAATTAACAACTACTGTGTCAAGGAGCTCACTGGCTTTAACATTTGAGGAGGTTCCAGCAGTATCTCGGGCACTTGAGGCCACGGCATTTTGACTGGCACTGTTGTGGAGCATGACTGCAGATTCAGGCAAAACGCAGCTACTATCAAGCTCTTTGATAATTTGTGTTTTGATAATATCTCTGTTAACATATTCAATCTCTTTTACTTTTTTGATTTTGGTTACCGTTTTGGTTTGTATTTCCTGATTAACTTTAGCAGATTGTTGTTGAATTACTGCAGCCTGCTCTTTAAGCTTGGACACTTCAGTTTTCCAAGATTGTTGACTCATATTCCAACTTAAGCATCCAACACAAAAAACTACAACCAAAAAATTACCGTTGCGCCAATGTTGACTATAACTAAACCAAACAGCAAGGGTACTAAAAGTCAACAGTGTTAAATATACCCAGTAGGGAATCCACTCTAAGATCCACATAGTATTTCCTTGATGTGTTCATACTTGGCCTCGCGGTCTTCTAAGCCAATATAGCCACCATTAATACGTTTGGTCATTGCTTTAATATCGCCAGTATCAGCTAATTGATTAAGACTATTAGTTTCCCAAAACCAGCAAGCCGATTGTACTGCTCCCTCAAAGGTTGCTAAGTAATCAACCGCCTGTTCTAGGCTGCACTCCATTGAATCAGCAAAAGCTTGGTAGTTGTTACGACCTGTTAATTGAATCAATCCACGGCCACAGTAGCGATAACCATCACCTGAACTTTCGTCACCATTACCCATGCGATCAGCATACACGCGATTAGCAATCTTTTCAGGTTGCTTAGCGTATTGTTCAGCAAGTTCTTGGGTAGGAAAGTACTTTGCAAATACCTTTTGCAAACTTTCTGCTCGGTAGTTTAAGTTTTCACGAATAGCAGTAAACTCAGCGCTTTCATGAGCGCATTGTGCAATAAATGCTGCAATGCGCTCAGGAGTGTTGATGTTGTATTCAGGCAATAGCTGCTCTAGCGCTTGTTGCCACTGTTCTGCATTAGGATTTTTAGGAATAATTTGTTTTAATTGATTAAGTGAGATCATATAATCCTTAAATAAACATTTGATGGTTTGGAGTTTTTGTTACAAAATACTGTACAACTGCTAAACCTTGTCCACCTTTAGGATTCATTGTAGTGTCACCAACAACAACTAAGCCATTATATGCATTATAGTACGTATTTGCAGTACTCGACCAACTGGTAGTACCAGTACCACCACCACCACCATATTTACCAGGAGCTGCAGCTAAGCTAGTGTAATTGTTATCATACGAAAATTGATACGATCCAGTACCAGTTGCATAATTCCTAATTCTTCCAGCACCGCCACTACCTGATCCAGGTCCAAACGTAGTACTACCTGTAGGATTCCATTCTGTAATTACATCTGTACTACCCGCGCCACCTTTTGTATTAGCTAAAGCAGTAACATAGTAAGTAGGGGGCGTACCAGTGGTCTGATTAAGTGGTGTTGCTGTATAATAGTAACTAGCTCCACCTCCGCCACTACCATTGCTGCCTACTCCAGCAGGTATACTACTGTCATAAGTTACACCTACTCCACCTGCAGTACCTGTTCTACTTGCACCGCCATTGCTGCCTGCTTTACCTGTAACTTGAGCAGCATTACCACCACCATTTGCGGCACCACCACCACCACTACCACCACCAGCACCAGTACCAGCACTACCAGTAATACCAGTACTAGTACTTAAATAGTATCCACTAGCACCATTACCTCCAGGACCATTAGGCCCTGCACAACCGCCACCACCAGCACCACCCATTTTATAATCTTGATAAAAAACACTGTCTGCAAGACTATACGTAGTTCCGCCGTTACCACCGCTATAAGTTATTTGACCTATACTGTTACTGGCTTGACCGCCAAGACTATATATTGGAACTATTGCATTGCTAGAAGAAAAAGATTGTATAAATGGTAGAGCACCTTCCGCTAAAACACCATTATTTATACTAGTAGGTACTGCATTGGTTTTATTAACCCAAGTTCTGTTGTTTGTTGAAGAAGACACACTTGGTACATTTATATATAAAACATCACCTGTATTTATTTTTAAAATACTGCTGGCATAAGCACCACCACCACCAGCATAGCTTGTATAGAAAGTAAAATTACCATTACCTGGATTTATATTATTATAATATAAATAAAGATAACTACTTGCACCAGGACCTAAACATTCTACTTTAGCTGCGTTTACACCAAAAGGTACTCTAAGATTACTAGTACCTGTGGTACTAAATACGTGTAAATATTTACCTTGTGATGGTAGTTGTGGTGTAAAAGTAATAACAATTAAACCATTATATCCTTTACCAGTACCATAAGTGTTGCCTTGGTAACCGCCCCCACCATAAGGTGAATTTAAGGTTAGGGTTGTGCCACTTGATTTACCTTGACTATAGCTACCACCACCACCAGAACCACCTGCTGGACCAAATTGTTTGCCTAGATAATCAGTATAAATTAAACTCATACTACCAGCTGTTTGACCTGAAGTGCCACTAATATTGCTACCAGTACCTCCATATGAGCCAGTACCACCATTTGCTGAGCCGCCAGGTCCGCCTTCATTGCCATATCCGCCACTAGTAGAGCTTGGTACATCACCACCAGCACCGTTTGGTCCTGCGGCTCCACCACAAGCATATCCCCTTGCATCACCTTTACCACCACTATATGCACCTGTGCTAGGTATACAATTAGCTGCTAGACCTTGTGAGGCAGTAGTATTAAGTCCGCTACGACCACCAGCTGCTAATATGCCTTGCGCTGTACTAGTAGGTGCAGCATTAGTACTAATATTCATCCAGGTTGAATCAACCCAATTTAAATATACTGTTTGCCCAGCAGTTAATGTTAAGTTGGTTTTAGTATATGCACCGCCTCCGTTGCTACCACCTCCACCACCACCTGGACCTATGGCCTCTACCTGAACAGTGCCATAACAATCAGGCGGAACAACCCAAGTATTACCTTGAGTATAATCTAATCCAATTACAACTGTTGCCATTATTCAGGCTCCTTTGCTACAGTGTCCAAATTATTTAAAATATTTTTAGGATATTGAATTCCTGCAGGAATTTGGCTGTGATCATAAATATCTTCTTGTTTTTCTCCACGAATGGGATGTATACAGTAAGCAACTGTACCTGGCTCAATTGCTTCAATTTCATGCACTTTATCTTTTGCAATAAAAATAATATGTGGTGCACGAAAAACTGTTGAAATACCTTCTACAGTTACTTTTACTGATCCTGTGGCAACTAGTGTAGGATGATCAAATTTGTGCGAATGACCTTGCATTTTATCGCCTGGATTTTCAAAATGCATTTGTTTTACCCACAAATTACTTACTAAAATAATATCTTGATTTAACATTTATTTTCCCATTCTGTATCTTTAATTTGGAAGCCAAACATCCACAATATTCGCGAACTGGTTCCTGTTACTGTAGTAACACTATGTTTATATTTACTTGCTAAATAGCAGTGCAGGTCGCCTTGACCAACATTTATTGTATTATTATTAACCGTTAGTACAGCACCACTATCCGCCATTTGTGTTATAATATTACAACGAAGTACGTGACAACCACCCATTTCAAGCGGATCACTATGGTAGTAAACATCTCCACCTGGTAGTGTATTACTTACTACAATACCATGCTTACCTCCGCCCAATATACTTATAGGTTCAATATTTAAACTCAATTGTTTACGTATACGTTCTTGTATTTTATATGCTAAACTACAATAACTATCAAATCTATCCGCATAAAGTCTAGTAGTTAGTCTTCCATTATACCCAACCTTTCCACCAGTGGTTATTCCTGAATCCAACCATTTGTTTTCTATGGCTTTTTTTACCCAAGTATTAAGTATATTGCACTCCTCTTGGGTAATAAAATTAGGTATAATAGTTACCACGTTATCATTCATAATGGCTCAGCAATAGCAGCTACGTGATCACGTATTTCGTTATCATTAGTAGCGGTTTGATAATTTATTGGTTGATTATCCATAGTAGTAACGCCCCAGTTTGTAGCTTTTATTTCTTTTGGTTTAGAGTATGGATGACCAATAAGATATACTATAGAATCATCGTGTTCAATCCAGTAGTCTTCTTCTGTATTACCAGTATATGGTTGTTCAGCTGTAGTATTTACAAATCCATTGTAAATTCTTGTGTAAACTATCATACTTCTACACCTACGCCAGTTACATCCCAAGTTGAATCAGTTGAATTATAAATACAATTTACATAAGTTAATTTACTTGCTGTTGTGGTTGATGTAGGTAATGTAGTATTTATAACCCTAAATCGATTAGTACCCATAACAGTCCAACTTAAATTGCACACAGTACCACTATCACGAATTCTAAAAACTACTCTTTGACCATTAGCAGGGCTACTATTACTGTCCAATGCAATATTGCAAGTTACACCTGTATTACCGCAAGTAATATTAATTTGATCATAAGCAGCACTTGACCAAGTTAAACTTGTTTGGTTAGTAGTTGTTGTTTGTGATTGAACACGTGGAGTGTATGCACTAGTAGTTTGATAGTAAGCAAGCGAGGTCCAAGCTGTTGAGCCATCACCAATTTTTATTTTTAATGTGTCTGTTTCTAAGGCAAGTTCGCCTTGAGCTAACACAGTATTTGCCGTAGTCCATTGTGCAGCAGTAGCACGTCTTAGTTGTATTTGTATAGCCATTAAGTTATTCCTCCAGCATCTATAGCTGTTGTGCCTGTGTAAACAGAATTATAAAAACCACCATCAACATTATAAGGAGTTGATCCACCTGCAGCAGGGGTGCTCCATTGTGTTGCATAATCAGTGGCGCTTGTTTTAGTTAATACTTGACCAGTAGTACCGCCAGTGGGAACACCTTGTCCGTTTGTGCCTGCGGAACCTGTTGCACCTGTTGCACCTGCAGCACCTGCAGCACCTGCAGCACCTGCAGCACCTTGCGGTATTGTAAAGTTTAAAACTGCTGCATTAGCAGTTCCAGTATTAGTTATTGTAACAGAAGTACCTGCAGCACCTGTGGTAACTGTTCCTAAACTAATAGTGCCTGCAGCACCTCCGCTGAGTTTAAGTTGTCCAGTACTGTTTGTTGTTTGCCAACCGCTACCATGTGTATAAGTTAATTTATCACCAACACTTAGGGTAGCAGTTAAAATTTTATAAGTAGTTGCTGTGTCTAGTAATCTAATTGTAACTGTTTTATCAGCTGTATCAGCGTTTACCACAGATACCATGTCAATATCTCTGATAGTAGATGCAGCAGGTGCGCTACAGATAGTTACTGCAGTTGTGCCATTTGAATTTGAAACCTGTGTGGCTCCTAAATATGAAGTGGCTGTTTGATCTGAGTACGAAACAACAATTTGCATTGCTGCAGTTGTTTGTGCAGCATCAAGCAGTAGTTGTAACGATCTATTTGTTGAGTCTAGTCTAATCATAATTTTTTATCCATGTGCTGCTGCAAAAGCAAGAGTGCTTGGGCCTCCGCTAGCTGTTGAAGATCCATTAACTACTGTAAATGTAGAGCTAGTACTATCACTATAACTAATTGTATAAGTATCTGTTGAACCTGCAGTACCATCACCAGCGGTTCTACTTATAGAACTAATACCACGACCATTTGTGCCCGCAGTACCATTACTACCATTAACTACTGTAAAAGTACTTGTAGTTGAATCACTGTAAGTAATAGTATAAGTATCTGTACTACCAGCTAAACCAGTTCCACTGGTTCTTGAAATAGTAGAAATACCCTTACCAGTAGCACCTGTAGCACCCGTAGCACCTGTAGTACCCGTAGCACCATTACTACCATTAACTACTGTAAAAGTAGAATTAGTTGAGTCGCTATAACTAATAGTATAAGTATCAGTACTACCAGCTAAGCCAGTTCCACTAGTTCTAGTTATTGAGTTAATACCACGACCATTAGCGCCTGTTGCACCCGTACTACCTGTAGCACCTGTACTACCTTGAGCACCATTACTACCATTAACTACTGTAAAAGTACTTGTAGTTGAATCACTATATGTAATAGTATAAGTATCTGTACTACCAGCTAAACCAGTTCCACTGGTTCTTGAAATAGTAGAAATACCTTTACCAGTAGCACCTTGAGCACCTGTAGCACCTTGAGCACCCGTAGCACCTTGAGCACCCGTAGCACCATCATTACCATTAGTACCATTAACTACTCTAAAAGTTGAAGTAGTTGAATCACTGTAAGTAATAGTATATGTATCAGTTGAACCTGCAGTTCCAGTACCACTGGTTCTAGCTATTGCATTAATAGCTCGTCCATTAGTACCATTACTACCATTAGTTACACTAAAAGTACTTGTAGTTGAATCACTGTAAGTAATAGTGTAGGTATCTGTAGTACCTGCGGCACCTGTTCCACTAGTTCTGGCTATTGAATTAATACCTTTACTACCATTAACTACTGTAAAGGTACTTGTAGTTGAATCGCTATAGGTAATAGTATAGGTATCTGTAGTACCAGCAGCACCTGTTCCGCTAGTTCTGGCTATTGCATTAATGCCTCGCCCATTAGTACCATTACTACCATTACTACCATTAACTACTGTAAAAGTACTTGTAGTTGAATCACTATAGGTAATAGTATAAGTATCAGTACTACCAACAACCCCTGTTCCACTGGTTCTGGCTATTGAACTAATAGCTCTGCCAGAGGTGCCCTTAAAGTTACCAATTATAGAGTAAACACCGCTGGTTCTTTTATAAATATCACTTGTAGTAGTATTTAAGTAGAAGTCACCATCTATACCTAATGTATTTGATGGAACTATTGTACCGTTTCTCCATATAATTCGATTGGCTTGTAGTGCATAATTACTAGCACTTTGAACATAATCTGCGGCTTGTGGTAATAGAACATTTTTAATATTATTTTCAGTAGTAAGTGCACCACTTGCAGAAAGAGTTGCTCTATCAGCAGCAATTCCTGCTGCCTGTGCATACGAATTAGCATTTTGAGAAGATGTTAGTACTTGATCTGCTTCAGCTACTGCTACATTCTTTGCTTCTACTGCAGTTGTAGCAGCGCTTGCAGCACTTGCACTTG